TAAGGTCGCTAGGAGGTACTACCAAGGGCTTGTAAGAGGGTATATCTGCCCGTGGCACCTCTAGTATTGGTGGAGGTAATTGAAGCGGTTCAGGGAGCGTTATAGAGGGGAACAGTGGTGGCTCCCCTAGGTTCATTTCTTAACCGGGAATAAACCGTTACGGATAAATTCAACTGCTTTGTCATCGATATCATTATCGGTTGACTCACACAGTTTCTCTAGCATTTCTACAATCAATGCTTTAACACGATCAGATTGTAAGAATGAAAATAGTAGTGGTCTAATAAGTGTAATCATGGTTCATCAGCGGGTAGTGGTTCGTTGCCTTCGGCTAGCCATTCGAGATATTCTTGATAGTCGGTATTAGATTCTCCTTTTACTATGTATAAAGGATTTACACCATCTTCAAGTTTCATAACAACACAGTTACCAGGAAAATCTGGCTCGTGGTACATTAGTTTGTAGTTCATAGTTCAGCATCAAAATTTAGAATAAGAATACCACTACTAGGGAGCGCAGTCGGTCTTAAATATACTGTAAAGTTTGCACTTATATTTCGTGATGATATAAGGTTAGCTCCTGATGGTGTTGATCTATTCATTGATGGATTCCCTGCATAACCAGAAGAAGAAGCCGTTCCTCCTGTATATGTAAAATTAGGTGCTATCCGCATTTCAGCCGGGAATGGCACAAAAGCATATGCAGGACCCGCTGATGCCTCAAACCGCGACATTAGATAGTGTTGTGGCGCACTTTCATCTCCTAAGTCTATTTGATATCGATACCTCTGACACTTAGCCAAAGTCTGACCATAGCTTTCGTGTTCAAAAGGGGTGGCCTTGGAACCGACCTCTAATTGGACGCCAGTGATTTGCCAAGTTGCACCATTAGTAGCGATCAACTGTGTTTCACCAGTTGCAGTTCTAGCAGAAGAGCTATTCCATTGACCTGGAGTACCCTGCAAATTACTAGCCATACCAAAGCTCCAGTAAATTGTGATACCTGTTCTGTTATCCGTATACCAAGTACCCGAAGTTTCTCCAGGAATAGTTATAGTTTTCCTTTCCCAGGTATTTGCTGCTGAAATTGTATACAAAACAGGGTATACTCTATTGCCTGCTGAGTTTTGAAGTGAAACAGAGAATGACCCTGTAACACTTGAACGAACATAAAAAGATAAGGTAACAGTTTGCGCTGCTGATGATCCCCAATTTAAATGTGCAATATTGTTTCCTTCGACACGATGCCGGATCCAAGTTTGCTGGCCTGTAGACAAGCTAGTGTCTGCAGATGTAACAGTAATTTTTGTAGAGTTAACAAAATTATCTGGGCCTTCAGCTACATTTGCCATATTAAGCGAGCCGCCTGTACTTTCATACGCTTGAAATCTATCGGTAAGAAATGTTGCAGTACCATCAGTCAGGCTTACGCTAGTGCCTCTTTGATGCACTCTATGATCCCCATTAATCACGAGGTTCCTGTTACTTAACGCCCCAGCAGTTGGCATCTGCAAGCCGTCAATACTGACGCCCTCACCTACATTAGGTGGGTCGATATTATTTACTTTAATTGTACTCATATTTATGCTCCCGGTTTAGTAGGCCAAGTGATGTTTGTTGGGTTGCTTTGTGTAGTCACATCGCGTAGTGCTTGTCTATAAGTTTGCCAAACATCTTTTTGTGTATCAGACAAGGGGGAATCATTGCCGACCGTCCAATCACAGTCTTGAAGACGAATGTTGCGAGTAGTTCGTACATCATTCCAAACAGCATTGGCTTGTAGATGTGCAACAAACACAGAAGGCTCTACACCAAAAGTTTGTTCAGAAGATGCTACTAGCAGCGCCTCTTCTGTAATATCGTTCCAACTAACCCCATCAACACCAAAAGTGCCTGTGGCATTAAGTTGCTGAGCAGCTTGCATTAGCTGTGAAATTGTGTATGACATTAGATCTCCTTTCTATAATGAAATAGCTGAAAATGACGCCTGCCGAGCCAATTACATACGCCAGTAGAACCCGAAGCTACTAATGAATACTGTTGATAAGTGCAGGTAAAAGTAATATCGTCGCCGTCATTAAAGGTTGTACTATCTGGTTGCAGGAACGCAAAACAACAGCCTAACTGCATTGCCTCTTTAGTAGCGCGGCCATCCATTCGCAACCAGACTTTTGTATCTTGTCCTTGCAAAACAGTAGAGCCAGAAAATAACCTCGGTCTAATGTGTAATCCCACATAATTCTGTTGATCAGTTGACGCTAAAGCAATACCAACAGGAACATAAGCGTATACAATAATAATATCTCCACGCTTATACCCAGTAGTAGTAACTGAAATATCGGGGTCAGTTGTTTCTGTTGTACCTATATTTCTAGATAAGGCACTACCAGCTTCTTTGTAGCGCAGGAAGGCATAATTATTTGGCAGCTCGTTTGTAAATGTAAGCTGATTACTACCGTCTGTTTTAAGAAATTGACCAGCATTTCCATCAGCACTTGGCAATGTAAAACTGATGTCCGATCCAATAGCTGCGGGCACACCCAGTTCAACCGAACCAGACGTTGCCCCGTTTAATTTAATAGGCATAATTAGCGCACCAACCAGTAAGTAAGTCCATTGTTTCCATCTCTAAGTTTTAACCAACGATCGCCAGTGGGCTGATTTGGTCTCATCCATAATTTACCCATCAAGCCGACTGGATCCCATTCAGGCCGTTCAGACCTTGGGACATAACAACTAGATGGGTCAAAATCTGGATTAGGTGTTCTGACTTGTGACGTAATTCTCAAATCTTGATCTACCATCCACTGTTTAATTTCACCACTAGCAAGTTTTTCTTCAATTTCGGAAACTGCGCAAGAACTGTCACAACTTTGCAGCCTAAATAGATCATTCTTATCAGGCTGATATTCATTTTCACCATGATTCCAAACGAGCAGTTCAATATGTTGCATTATTTCTCTCCCAAAATCGTCTTTGAGATAACGTCCTTGCCATTTTAAATCAGCAGAATCACCCAGTACAGCAGGCGCTGCAGAAATAATTCCTATGATTTGTGAAGTAGCATCAGTATCTAGTGCCTTTCTAATTTTACCGTCTTGTAAAACAACACTATATCCAACTCTATCCTCATTTTCTGGGTTACCGTCTAACCACTCAAAAGATTCGGCATAGTCAGCACCTGATGAAACACTGCCGCCAGCATCAGAATATATTTTCCCATCAGTTGCTCTTACTCTAAATTGAACATCATCATTAGCAGTTGATGTTCCAGTCTCTGCATAAAAACTGTTATGACTTGATGACGGTGTTGAATATGCGATCATCCTTATATTGCCTTCACCAGAACCCTGGTAAGCATATATCCCAGTAGCAGAACTATTATAAACACTATTAGGACTACCTTCGTCAGACTCAACTCTTCCTGCATAGAAAGTTTTTTTACAATTAATTCTGCCTGAACCGGTCATCCTTAATGTTTGATCTGCATCATAATCAATAGGTGTTGTAGCATCATTCGAGTCTGTGTAATAAAAACAAGCAAGATCGTCATCATCGCTAGTTGAACATCTCAAGTGGACTCTTGCACGATAACCTGTTTGGTCAGTTGTGCCTTGAAACGCTGTAAAGCCAATATTGTTATCTGGTATGTATGTGCTAACTGGCTGATCTGCATCCGTTTGCGACACTCCTGCGAGCATACTTCTAGCACCATAAACAGAACCAGATGCAGCAATACTAAGAAGATTAACATCAGCAGCTCTCACGTCTCCAGGTGATGCCTGCAGCGATTTTCTTTCAATTCTAAATACTTGCCGACTCCAATCATCAAGACCCATACCAGGAGCAAAATATAATCCATCACCTGCTGTGTTTTCAATTGTTAGAGAATCAGTGTTGGCATCAAGGTTAAGATCAAAACCAGTGTTAGTGGTTTTTATTTTCTCAACGCCGCCAGTAACAATACTGACTTCATCTGTTCCGTAGACCAGACCCGTGTCAGTATCTGTTCCTGTAATACTTGGTTGTGCGGTTGTATTAGTACCGTTAATTTTAATAGTCATAGTTAAACAATTACCCAGTTAGATCCTGAAGGTACGGTGACAGTTGCACCGCTATTGACCGTCAACGGTCCAGCACTAATAACATTCTTACCAGTACCAATTGTGTACGATTGCGTGATCGTGTTGTCATGTTCGACAGCCCACGTATCACTTCCGCCACCTGTTGCACCACCGCCGACACTTGCCCAAGCTGTGCCTGTATAACCTTCAAATTGGGTTACATCAGTGTTAAACCGGATATAACCAGCAGCAGGTGAATTGTCACGTTGAGCTGCAGTTCCACTAGGTAGTTTTGCAGCACCCGTCGCACTTGTCTTTTGGATCTTTTCTGTATCTAACTCTTGGATAGCTGCCTGTACATTTGTTCCGGCTAAGTTACCAGCTGCTGTAAATGTAATGTTTGCTGCATCTCCAGGTACATAGGCAATTACCCATGCAGTTCCTGTGTACAGCTTCATCACCTCGTTAGTTGTGTTGAAGTACAGGTCACCTGCAGTCAACGCATCTCCATCATTATCAACAGTGGGATCAGCAGCCTTAGCTCCTAGATAGGTATCGTCAAAGTTATCGAATGCTGCAAGTGCAGAAGCTGCCGAAGTAGCAGCTGACGTTGCACTGTTTGACGAGTCTGTGGCGCTATTGGCTGCGTTTGTCTCTGATGTAGAGGCTTGACTTGCACTTGTAGCAGCTGCTGAAGCACTAGTGGAAGCATTTGTAGCCTGGGTCGTAGCTGTAGATGCACTATTTGAAGCGTTTGTAGCCTGTGTAGTAGCCGTAACCGCTTCATTAGCAGCTGTAGTAGCGCTATTCGCCGATGCTGTGGCACTGTTGGCCGATGCTGTGGCGCTATTAGCGCTAGCTGTTGCACTATTAGCTGAGTTTGTAGCTTGAGTGCTTGAAGTACTCGCACTTGTCGCTGAATTAGTAGCTGAGGTGGCCGAACTAGAAGCAGAAGAGGCCGATGCTGTAGCAGATGCTGCCGCTGCATCTACTTGAGCTTGGTGTGTAGTGATTAAGCCGTCTACATAGCCGCGAGTACTAGCGTCAGTAGCCGCTGTAGGCGTTCCTAGGCTTACAATCTTTTGGTTGCTCATATCGAGCTGACCAATAAGAGTACCTCCTAGGGTACTTAATGCTTCATTAGAAACTTCCTGTGAGACATACAGAGTCTGAATGAAGTTATCGTTTAGATCTTTAGCCTTAATTGAAGAACCAGCATAAAATGCCGACGCAACATCTTCAATATTGGTTTCTCTAAAGATAGTAATGGTTACACCCGATGCAGGTGCAGTAGTAAGAGCTAGAGTAGTGGCGTTGGAAAAAGTAAATTGTGTTGTAGCAGTTCCGTCAAGTTGTACCTTGACATCACTTTCAGAAATATAGGGGAATGTAAAACTGAAGAGGGTCGTTGACCCATCTCCAGTATAAGTATTGGATGTAGTTGCCATAGTCTAGACAAATAAGTTACTTGGTTGGTTGAGTAAACGCGGCGTAGTCTTTAATATTATTAATTACATCGAAGCTAGCAGGATCTTCTTTGCCTGAACCTAGCTTTGCACTACGTTCAGCATAAGTATTTTTCCAGTTAATAGATACGGGGTTATCACCCTTTACGAGAGCGTTACGCCCACGTTCATTAGCTGCTGCTACAAGCTTATCAAGCATTCCATACCAAGAACTTTCCTTACGTGGTTCTGCCGGTAAGACATCTCGACCTTCTACACGGTCTCGCCAACTGTTATAGGCACGTTGGAAATCAGTACTTCTCAACTTGTCTGTAAGTTGTTTAGCAAAGTTACCATTGTCATACATAGCTAGTCGATAAAGTCGCTCTTCACTGGGATCCATAGTTACCCCACCGATCCTTTTTGGATGGGCAAGATTAATTGGATATTCAAGCCTTGCAAACTCATCTAACAATGGACTAGCATGTTTACCGATAACAGTAAATGGATTTAGACTGTTAACAGGATTATTGTACTTATTAGGGATATCAAGGCCAGTTAAAATGTCTGGCTTAAGTACTTTTCCACTCTCAAGACCAAGTGCTTCCATAGCAGGAGCAGCTAAGCCGCCAGTCATCTTGTTCAAAGCAGTTTGATACCAAGTTTGGTATTCGTGCATGTTTGATGAGAGAAGGCTTTGAAGGTGACGACGAGCAGATGAATTACCTAAAACCGTATTACCCATTTCATAAACCTTGGCAGTAAGTCCCTCAGGAGTCTCATTACGCAAGTCAAATATTTCAGCCATGTTTAAAACACCTTGAAACATTGGCTGCTCAAGAATCGCATTAGCAGCAAAGAAAGGAAGAGCACCTGCTAAGTATTCATAATCACCTTGAGCTAACTTACCGGCATTAGTTACCAAGTCAGATGTAGTAGATAAAAGAATTGCAAATCCAGGTAAAGGGGCAAAAGAAACCCACTTACCTTTTTTATAATTTCTATCTTCTTTTGACTTCATAAGTTCGTCAAAAGGACCAACCCAAACACTTATAGGCTCATGATCTTGTAACCACTGTTCTCGCCTAGGCCCAGGCTCTGGACCATAACCAGTCATTAGACCTTGAGTCGTCAACATGGCTGCCATACCAGTTATGGTTGATCCAAGAGCCATACGACCACGCATAATCGCTTGTTCATCTGGAGTCCCATATTTCATTACATGGCGATGCTCAGAGGACAATTTGGCTAGTGGTGAAAGTTGTAGAGCATAACGAGATATATTATGACCAGTCCTAAAGAAAGGAAGAACTAATCGACCACCAGGTAATTTCTGAACACCTGCACTCATAGAACCAGCCCAGCCTTCTAAATCACGCTGAAAAGCTGCATCTTCGGTAATTTTAACAAGTTTATGATCCAGAATCTCACCAGAAGCAGATAGCTTTCTTGTTGATAGCGTCTGATAGAGCTCTTCCCTCGACTTAAATGAAGCTCCTTCACCTGCAAGCCTGTCAGCCTCAACGGCAGCTTCATATCGAAGTTCCATACGTGCCAACATAGATTTAGTAAAATCATCACCAGCTTGCAAAGCTTTACCAGGCCAGTTAAACCAGATATTGTTGAATAAATCAAACGCAGTAAGAGCTAAGTCACCAGCAATACGACCAGCGGGACCAGCAGACCTCCTCATGTTAACAATTGCCTTACGGTCCTCAAGTACAAAGTTCGTGAGGTTTGATTTAGGCGTCGTTATTGCATAAGGTGAGTTAAAGGAAGACTTAGCTACAGCAAGAGATTCAACAAAAGTAGTATAAATAGAGTCAAAAGAAGCAGCTCCAAGTCTTGCGCCCTTAAAGTCACCAGTTAATAGGTTGCCAACAGTTCTTGAAGCAGTACGCTCGCCCATAGCGATAGTGTTACCAGCTATGTTACGTGTATGTGTTAAAGGAGACGAAAGAAGAGAATTTATATAAACGGATTCAACACGTTTGAACCCTACTTTGCCAATCCCATAGATTACATTGGTAATTGCCGTAGGATCGCCTTTGGAATGAGCGAGAGCAATAGATAGCTTACCAAATTGCTTCTGAAAGCGCTTTATCGCAAGTGGGTCAGTAGCTTCTAATCCTTCACGCATATCCCTAAACACTTTGCTGATAATTGCATTATCTGCTTCCAAAGCACGTAAAGTATCAGGAGGAACATCACCCCAGTTTTTTAGATTATCACTAGAAAACCTTGTCGCCTCTTTTTTCATAGTGAGCAAAGCTTCACCACGATCAAGAATCTGTCTTGCTTGTAGTTTGAAAGGAACATCAAACTGAGTTAGTTGATAAGCTTCTTCCGCCAGAAAACTAATACGCTCTGATACTGAATTGACCAATGTGTCAAGAACAACAGCACCACCAGCATCAACACCTTTGATATCAAGAGTACTTTTAAAACGCAGAGGCTCTAACAAAGCTGGATTACGAGTATCTGCAAACTGTGCAAGTGATTGCATTGTTTTTAGTACATGCTCTTCAGGCTGACGACGCAAGCGAGCAGTTAGATAATCAACGTCAATATCAGGGATTTGCTCCTTGATAAATGATTTCAATTGATCTATGTCTTTAAGTCGACTTATGTCAGCCTCATTCACAAGGCTCTTCCCAGACCCTAGAGGGCCTTCCCAGAAGCTTGATACAGACTCATTAATATTGAACTTTCGGGTCTGTTGTACGCGATCCTGGGGGTCAAAGAGGGCAGGCTTACCCTCAACGAGCATATTGCTTGCTCTATATGCTTTAGTTAAGTCTGATTTCTGTAAGTCTGTAAGTTCATCGTATGGGGTCTTTCTATTAGGATCAGATTCCCAAATCTGACGTACTTGATTATCAGTACTTACAGTAGAAGGGCGTCCACTGTTCTGTACGTTTTCTGCCTTACGAGCAGCATTACCTGGATCGAGATCAGGGCGATCAGGGCCAAAGTCAAGTTCACCTTGCTTATTTACCCTAATATCAAGATCAAGTTCACCCTGTTTAGGCTCAGGTGGCTTGTAGTCAATAGGTTGAGAAGTGGTTTCATAGACATTGCCACTTGCCGATTTTGAAGAAATCTTCTTCTTTTTACCTTTTACAGGCTTACCAAGGTCAAGTTCAGGTTGTTCACCATAAGCGTATTTACGAGTGGCTTCAACTGCTTTTTCTGCTGCTCTGGCTCGGCTTTCACCCTCAGCTAAAGCGTCAAGCTTGGCTTTCCTACCAGCACGAAAAGCTCCATATGCCTCTTGAAGGCCATCGACTGCCGTGCCGATAATACCTCCCTCAATCATATTTTTGAGTCTGCGAATCCAAGGATTATCAAACTCATCATGTGCAAGAGCTTTGGATAGGTTATTAGCAAAGGGACCTGATTGAACAAGATTGCTCATGTTTCCTTCACCAGGCTCTGAAAAGAAGTCATAAAGAGCACCACGGAAAGTTTCCGATGCAACACGGCTTTGAAGAGTCTTACCACCTCCAACGCCAACACCAGCAGCCTTGAGCCCCTTCATGCCGATAACAACAGCAATCATCTGTTCTGCAAACTTACCGACAGGTGTTTTGGCATTGGCAGTACCTAGATCCCAATCAGCCCATTCATAGTTTTCGTTCCAAGGGATATTCTTGGGATCTTCTTGGCCAGGAAGAACTGTTTTAATACCAGCACGTAGAGTATCAATTCCAAGTTCAACAGTTTCACCTAGAGTTTCAATTGTCTGAGCAGAAGCACCCTCAACAGCACCGGTTGTTTCAGCAAGAACTTGGCGGATGGGATTACTTTGAATCTGTTTCTCTCGTTCCCCACGCTTCTCGATAAACCTTTCTTCGATCTCTTCGCGAGTTTGACTATTCCCTTGAAAGTTGTCATCAATAGAATCCCTAAGACCAAGCATGGCATTATCAACCCAATTAAGGTCACGCCTTGCTTCAAACTCTTCCTCTTCTTCCTGCTCTATCTCTGCATCAATTTCAGCAGATTCCTCATCTGTTAAGGACTCAGATGTGATTTCTGGAAGGGCGGGGTCTTCTTCAGGATTATCCCTGAGGTAGCTTTCTCGGTTTTGCTGATTTACCTTATCCCAATAAGCCTTTTCTTCTTCTGTAAAATTAAGTTCTTCCATTTAGTTTTGATACCTATCGAAAAGGTCTTGTGTGTACTGCTGCATATTTGGTTCATTAGGAAATTTATCGTGATATCTAGGATTATTCCAATGTTCAACAGCTCCGGGACCGCCATACCACATTGCTGCAACACGACGAATTAAGACTTCTCCTTTATATCCAAGGCGCATCTGCGACATAAAATACTGATTTATTTTCCCGTTTATAATTTGTTCTTGAAGGCTAGGGTTACGCGAAAGTTCACGTTGACTAGCTGTGTAACCAAGAATTTCACGAGACCAAGGTCCAATATTTACTGGAAGTAGCTGACCTAAACCGAAGGCTTTTGTACGGTCGTTTTCAGCCGTGGGATCAAAAGATGACTCCTTTCCTATTAATGCACGTCTAAATGCATCTTGACTAACATCACCAAAAGTTTTACCCGTGTCACCAGGCTGCGGCGTATAGTTAGTCTGGACAGAAGTTTCAACTGGTTCAGGCTTTTCAAGCTGATAGTTTTTACGCTGGGACTCAACAAGAACCTCAACAGTAGTACCCACAGCGGCTGCTTTAGCCACAACATCGGACTCAACTTCCTGACCTTGCGACAAAGCTATCTGAGCCCTCGTGACGGCCTGAGGAGACAAAATATAAGCTGTATCTAAATCAATTATTTCTGCACGAGTACCAATTTGCTGGGCTGTATAGTTTCTAAAATCAACAACATTCTGGCCTTCTTCATCTGTAAGAGTTGGAAGTACTTCACGAATGTCTGTACCGCCCATTGTGTAATTAAATGTATTTTCAGTCCCATCTTTGGCTACACCCATTTCAAATGTCACCTCTTTGCCAATTAGCTTTCCCTGCTCTTGGATATATTCACTAATTTTAGAATCAGAAATCCCTGGATTATCTCGGATAAATCTGGTTACTCGCTGATTAAGCCTACGCGCAATATCTTTCTTTACACCAAGACCTTTTCCTTGCATTAGGATTTTAGAGGCTTCACTTTCAAGGAATTTACTTTTACCTTTTAGTTCAATAGCAGTAAGTAAAGCAGCACTACCCTGAGCTTCCATTTCCGATTCAAACTCTCTAGCTCTTTTAGCAGATGCTGTGTCTAATGATTCACCATTAACACCACCATCAGGATCGTATCCTAATTCTGTAGCTTGCTCCATTGTAATCTGGCCAGTAACAGCCTGATTATGCAAAAAGGATTGCGGCAAGATTCTACCTTCAGCCTGCTCTTTTTTAAGCTCAAGGAATGTAAATGGACTATAATTAGGTGTGCTTTCTAACTGCGCGGCCTTTAGATCTCCCTCAGATGTTTGTAATGCTCTATAAGACTCAACAGCTTCCGCATTAATACGAACTTCATCTTCAGGCGTAACATCTTCCTGAGCAAGAGCAGAGATACGGTCGCGTCCAATTTGTTGAACCCTGATTTGAGATAGATTAGATTCTCTTCGGATATCATCGATCTCACGAGAAATTACTCCAGTACGAGCATTGTCGAACATCTCTTCGTAAACGTCACCTAGCTTTCTACCCTTATGGTCAACAACCAGAGCAAGTTTCTCAATAAATTGAGGGCGCTTTTTACGGACTGCCCAGTCGAGCATATCTTGAGTAGAATCAACTCTAGCTTTACCTTCTTGACCTCCAAAACCACCTGAACCGAAATAAGCAGCAGATGATAGGTTATAAATTTCTTGTGGTGATTTTGTCCCAGCATTCAGCATGTTAGTTGTGTCATGCTCGGCTGCTAGAAGAAGTTCAGCGGCTGCTTCGGTGTTAAGAGCTTTATTAGCCTGAAGTGCCCAAGAGCGGGTGATCTCTACAACTACAGGGACAATAGTCTGAGCCTTGTCGGACACAGACATGCCATCGAGACCGGCGAGACGGTAAAAGTCACTTTTAGCCTGGTCTACAATAATTTGGACGTCGCCAGGCTTTGCTGTGGCAACAGTGAATTTTTCTCCATTAAGACGACGGAATGAACGTCGAGTATCTCCGACAAACGCAGAAAAGAAGACAGGAAAATCAGTAGCAGCAACTACAGCATTACTTCTAGAGACCTGGCCATAGCTATTTGTATATAGCTCCTCTCTTAGTTGACTTTGCTCTGTCCTGTCATTGGTAGATGACGTAATAGCCTTTTCTGTAGCTCTAATAACTGAAGGCTCATTAGCCGAAAAATCATTCTCAGAATCAATAGCATCCTTATTGCCGCCAAAATCAGCACGTTCTAAAGGAAATGTATTCTCGACTAAAGTCTTATCATTTTTGTCCTTCTCTTGCCGTTTATATTTATCAGCACTGTACTGAACAACGCTACCACTGAACTTAAGAAGACTTCCAATAGTATCAGCAAAAAGCTTTGTATTGGCAGAGGCTTCACGGGCATCAGCCTGAGCAAGTACACCATCGTAAGTAAGCTTGGCTTTCTGGTTACTAAGGTCAATAGTACGGTCTAGTTGATCAGCCTTAAGCCGCATCTCTTCAAAACGAAGACTACGGTCCTGAAAATCACCTTCAAGCTTTAAAGATGCTTTTTGTGCATTTTGTGAGAGATCAAGAGCTTGCCTGTCAGCTAACTGACCGGTCTTTTGATTTGCTTCAGCAGCTGTTTGCTGTCCCTTTAAAAAGGATGTAGCAGCCTGCTGCTCACGAAATTGTTGCCGACGCTTAGTATCAGCCTCTTGAATGATTTGATTCTTACGGCCCTCAAGAGCTTTGGATTTAGATTTACCTTTGACTGTTGAATTACTGGACTGGGCGTACCCTTGAAAGCGAGTACCGCCGAAATCTGCTTGTCTCGCCATATTGTTAAACGTAAGGGTTGTCTATATTCAGGCCGACTAACTGTGGAGCCTTGGGGTTGGTAGGTAGGTAAGGGTTGGTTGGATTAAAGCCGATCTGACTTTCAGCTTTATTATTCTGAGATTCCGCTTGGAGATAAGCAGCATCCATATTCAGTAGAGCTTGCTCACTAGCACTGTCAAGAGAGGCCATCTCTTGGGCTTCAGCGAATCCCTTCTGACGATCTACATCCATGGTTAGTAGACCAATAGACTGACCAGATTGACCACGCGCAAGAATTGATCCTTTAGCACCAATAGATTTTGCTAAAAGGTTTTGTTGTTCAAAGAGAGCCTTCTTACGCACTTCATTTAGCTTTGCCTGCTCTGCAAGTTGAGCGCGATTGGCACCCTCATTGTTTAGGGTAATCTGCTCTCTAGCTTCCTCTACAGAGCCCTGGTATAGCTGACGATCAATCTCATTACGACGCATGATCTGAACGCGCTCTTGCTGTACAGACTGCTGTTGCTGTTGATATTGATTTAAGATACTTGCATTAGCTTGCTGGATCTGTAAATCGGTCTGCTGTTGTTGTTGCTGTCTAGCAAGAAGTTGAGAGCGGATCTGCTGATTGAGCTGGAGACGAGCTTGATCCTGTTGACTTTTCTGTTGCTGAGCAAGTTGCCTACGTTGTAGGGTTTGCTGTTGAATTTGGTTCTGTTGTTGCTGCATATTTTGCATCTGCGTCATACGCATCTGAGCAGCAGCTTGTGATCGTTGAGCTTGGGCAGCAGCCTGTTGTTGTTGCTGTTGATATATCCCAAAGCCGATAGATGATGCAGTTGAAACAGCAGCTATAGAAAGGCTTACAACAGCGGCGGTTTCGATTCCGGTACACATAGTTTCACAATTTCATAGAAAGGGTAGTTGCGGATATAGACCTTATTAATGGCACTAAAGCCAAGGAATTTAAGTAGGCGGTGATGAGCTTTATTTCTGACATCACAATGATTCCAGAGGAGTTGATAATCCTTTTGTATGTTCTTTAACCAGATTTGAGCTTGCCTATAAAATGTAATAGGAACATCCTCAATGGCAGGAGTACATAGCAGCCAGATCAGACCTACTTGGTCACTTAGTCTTACAACACCAGCAACACCCGCAATCACACCTTTATCGTTGAAAATTGCAGTAGCGTGTTCGCTGAGAGAAAGCCAGAATGGAATGTCAATGGGACTGTACCCACTTGCTTCGACTTCCATTCTGTCCTCGTATCTTATGTTGTTAACTACTTCTAGCCCGTCTTTGATAGTCGCGGCACGGTAGTATTTAGTCAATGAGAAGAATACCTCTATTGTTATAATGTCCTTCCCATGAGTAACTAGATAAAGCTACAGGAAGTGGACCATCTGCTGAGATAGTTAGTGAAGCCAATGATCCAAGACAGAAGACCGGGATTGCATCGGTCAATACATTTGAGATAGCAGGCGAATCACTGATATAAACATCTGCTACAGGCTGGGCAATAGTTAGACTCCTATTGTCATAACCCACACGCTCAAGAAGAACATCTACACTTCCTGACAAGTGCATATCTAGAAATACATTTTCACAAACCGGGATGTTTCTACGATCAGACTTCTTATCCTCTTTTAGGAAGAAGGAAGGTAGTTTAACAAGCATATTATAAGCTAAGCCAATAATAAATCCACTATCAAGCAAGTCAGAAGGGACTTCAATATAATAAGTGCCATCAGTGTCAAGAACAGGTGTATATTTAAAGAACCTAATGGAAACACCTTGAGTGGAATCCATGATATAAACAGTAGAATTGTCTACAAAGAATCCAGCAGGAAACGTAATTTTATCTACATTACCAGTAGTGACAATTGTTGTTTCTGTATCATAAATAAAATTATCCAGTCTTGGGACAAACTTGCTTCCATACACACTGATAGGAGCAGTTTCGGGGTCATCCAAGAACTCCATGCGACTTAGCACATGAGAATTGCTAGTAGCGTTATACATGACCGTAAAAGAAGTGTCATGCGTGAAATCAAATAGTTTAATATCACTTGGAAACTCCCAAATAGCCCAACCCGCAATGCTACGATTATTACCTTCATTGAAAAATGAAAAGGTATACAATTCATTATTACCATTGCCAAAGGCTAGAAAACTATTGTTAGGGCTGGTTGCTGCGATAGTCAGGTTCGGGGGGATAAGCTCAGGAATGATTCTTGTATTATCTGCAACCAATGGACGGTTATCGATTGACTCAAGAGCCATCTCGAATACCTTAGAGAAAGTATCTGCTTCAGTAGAGAATATAACTGACACTCCAGACTCCAAAGGCTTAATTTTGGATGTATAAGAGTAGTTAGAAATTTCAGTTAGTTTGACAGTAGAAGGACCAAAAGCTGCGTCAATGGTTGTGAGTAAGAATTGGCTATTCTCAGCAAACATCAACAAACCCTTGGAAGTGCCAAGAGCACGCTTTAGCCTTGAAGGTTTGGTTGAGGTAGCAGTGAGATCAATAGGATCAGCATCAGATAAAGCAATAGCAGATCCGCCGAAGAAATTGTAATAGTCACCTGCTTGAGACAGGATCACATTCTCTCCTGATAGAAATCCTAAGCGGTTCTGATAGAAGAACATATCAACCACAGTCTTGTCGACAAAGGTTGGAGCAGGATTAGTAGATTCATCCCCTACAGCACGGCCAGACCAGAACAGGAAATCATCATCGTCTACAGTTTCACCGTAAAAGGTCGCAGCTTCTTTCTGAGCAGACTTTGAAAGACTGCGAAAACTGAACTGACCATTAGCCTCACGAATGAGTACATGGGGCATAGAGGAGATGTTTAGATCAGTAGGAATGCCTGGCTTAACAGTCTCAACCCAAGTACCTGTACCAGGAATATCACCTGAGGTTGCCTCAAACTTTACGAAATAATCATCAGCCGTAGCAGCAGCTGTGTTTCTGATTTTTAGGACAACATTATTGATACATTGTGCAGGTAGCTGTGAAATATCAGAAACTTCCTCTTTTAGGGCATATAGTGCTCTATTAGTGGTTCCTCCACTTGTCTGAAGGTTAAAGTCTCCGTTGTCATTACGTTTAACACGTATAACATTACCAACAGTTTCTGTGTCATACGTGCCAATATTATCAATATCTGTTTTAATGCCAGAAACAATATCGTCAATATTCAAGACACCAGAAGATACGGTAGTAAAGGAGGCCGTAGCCTCAGCAACAAACCCATAACTAAAGGATTCTTCCTCAACAGTAATTGTATATTGCTTCCCTTGAAGAGATACAGAAACAGTATCACCAACCCGCCAGTTTGTACCACCAGAATTGAGTTTTACTTCAGAAGCATAAACACTTTTGTAAGAATAGGACTGACCATCTGGACCTTTCTGGGTATTGTTTACCTTAAAACTAAGTGTTGCTGTAATAGGATAAACCGAATGTGTCGAAGAAATGGAAAAAGTATCACCAACCTTCCAAGTTTTGTTGTCAGTCAGGCTTGAGTCGGTATAGCCGGTAACGGCAACATTTGAATAAGCATAATTATGATTACCGTTATTATTACCATTAACACGAAACTCAATCTTTAAAGAGATTGTTCCTGTTGCTGTAGAGGCAGTAGCAGTGTGATATAGATAACTACCTGCTCCATAATTATTGGGGTCACCAAGTGCAACGTTGGCGAATTGGATTGCCTCAACTTGTGAGCTCTTTAATACAACAGCTGTTGGATATGGGATTCCTGGAACCGGAGTAGTGACAAGAGTAGGAGTGCAATTGGCAAGGATGCTAAATCCAAGAGCTTGCTGTGTGCCTGTTCCATTCTCAACATAGTTACTTTGACCACCTAGGCTACAAGAATTATTATTGACCTCAAAAGAGCTAGGACTAATAGAGAGCTTAGTAGCCTTATAAATTTTTACTTTTTGATTGTTAGATGATTTAATAAAATCAACAGAATAGGTGGTATCGTAACCGACCTCGTTAATAACAATTAAAGCTTCAGGATTATCTACAACTCCAGAGTTAGTTGACATCGTGACCACCTTTTCAGAGTTGGCGATCATGGTGTAATCATTAATAGTTAGCTCATGGATATTTAATGGATCACTGGTCTTGATATATTCAAGAGAATCACCAAAGCTATTAACGGTCTGTTCAGCCCCTGTGTCCGCATTCCAGACGCGTAGAACGCCATTACCCCCGCTTTGGTAGGCAGCGGCTACATAGCGCTCAGTTTCGTCTCTGAAGATCGGAAACCAGTGACTTGAGGAAGGGATCGCTGTGCCGTTATCTAGCTCAGCGACATACTTGAGAGGTGGTCTCTTTTTACAGCCAAAAGTTGGATCTAGGGTAATGTTACGAGCATCATTGACCTGACCATCGAGCTTAACGGGATCAGGCTGCTGACTAATACCTCCTAACAAATTAGGAATTTTCTGTGAAATAGAAGCCATCAATATCTCCCAAGTGCATCAACTGGACGGAAGCCGTTATAAGTAAAATTATTGGACCGGTCAGAGAATATCGTGTAGTCACCCTGTTGTGATTCATACTCAATGCAATTTGCACGAGCCATTAACTCCTCACGCTCACCAAATTTCACAGCTTCCTGACTGCCAACAGTACGACCCGCAAAAACATTTGCAGCCCTAGTGGTCACGTAGTTTTTAAAAGCTTCTGGCATGTCATCAAAATTGACGAGCCAAACAATGTCAGCTTTAATAGGGTCTTTGAATGTTGAAGTATGGTTTACTTTGTCATACAATTTACCACCACGGATAACCACTTGAATACGATCACGAGGTTGAGTATCTATTGAAAGCATGTTTGAAGTAACACCAATCTCTTTGGTAAGAGCATCAGGTGTAACCGGGTAATTATATTCAGTGTTAAAGGACCAACCTTCAGCTTGTACAGCACGAGTGATTTCATCCAAGATTCCCTCAGCTAGTTCTGCCAGAGGGTTACCACTGTCAAGATTATTTAGTGGACTCTGGCCCACATTAGAGATAATTTGATTAACTGCGGCTAGTCTCGTAGCCTTAATAGTAGCCATTTATTTTCTAGGGAATGATGAACCCCGAGGGGCCGAAGCCCCAGGGGAAAATTATATTTGTATCAAGCAGCTTGGAAAGATCCAGCTACTGAAGTACGCAAGGATGCGCAGCCGAGAGCTAAACGTCCCACGACCAAATCTCCTTGGTATTGGACATTGAAGTCATTACTTGTGGTCTGGATTGATGGAGCAACAGCTTCAACAGTTCCAGCAGCTTCTTTATGAAACACCAGTCCGGCAAGATTGCTGTTATCAATCACATAGCTGTTATTTTCGCCAGTGACAGAAGCATTATCAGTTGCGTCCTTACCGTACTGAGTTGCCAATACATTGGACTTATAGATACGAATACCAGCAATAGAGTAGAGACCCTTGCCGCTATTCATGTCACCTTGAGAGTTTCCAATTTCGCGATTCAGGATTCCTGTATCGACGCTAGAAACCAAAGAATAATATTGACGAGGAGAAAGGCAACAGGCCCTGCCTTCCTGGGGTGCTGAGCGCTCGTCGAGCACTGCAGCGGCTTCAAAGAATCCGTCAACAATTGCTTGAGCGTTGTTGGTGTTACCAGAGCCAATGTTGACTTGGAATCCACCAGGCTCACCTGTAACAGGAGAAGCTTCGGTAGCTGCCTTAGCAAGCACACGCACGATACGATCATCGTAGTGCAGGGCAAGAGCTTCACCGATTTGCTTGGAAATCTCTGAGCGTTGAGAATACTGGCTCAAAATCTCATCAAGTCCATAGACAAATTGACTAGAAATCAACAAATCATCCATGATGATTGTCTTTTCATTTGCCTTGATTGCAGCGTCAGCTACGATCGGTGTTCCAGGCGTATGATAGCCCGCACCGAGCTTCCCTTGCATCAAGAACTGTTTTGATTTGCCGCCTCTAAGTGTATAGTTACGGACAAGTCCTTTGAAAATTGTAGCGGAGTTGAAGGCATTGAACACCTCTCCACTGAATAAGGTTAAAGCTGTTGCGTACTTATCAGCGTACGCATTTGATTGGTTGCCATTGACCGAGTTCGGCCTGGCCATTGGATAATCAGGAAAAGCCATGATTAGATAAAATTAAAAAAGTTTGTTTATATGAAGCTCACTTACGCGTATGTGTTTGTTGATTTAGGGCCATCAACTTGGCGCTAGCACCAAACGAGTTGTCTCGGACTATCCGGGCTCGAATGGCAAATGAAGAGAGGGTCCGACACTGAGGTGCCCTCTCTCCGGGGATCTAGGCTTTTCCGGTCCTAGATTCCATAACCGTCCTTGGGAATTTATAAGGAAAAGTTTTTAAGCTTACTTAGACAATAAGTACTGGACACCACGATAGGTGAGCTTAGTTTGTTTTTTGGCAGCCTTCTGAAGGCGAACCGCTTGCTGGACTTGAATGTCAGTCATTGGAAACTCCATAGGCTCAGGCCCCGTTCCATGCACTGAGTAGATGCGTCCTTTCGGATGAACGAACTATGGAGTTACAGAAGGTCTTTCGACTTAGCCAGACGTGCTTCAACATCCATACGATAAGCAGGATCTTGTGAATAAAGAGGATCAGCAATCGCACGAGCGAGCTCTGCTTGACTCCTGAAGGGCTTAATACCACTACCAGCAGCCTTACCGGTAACAAGCGGTGCCTCGTAGCCCTCAGCCTGCTTATAGCGGCTAGACAGGGCTTCTACTGCAAATCTTGCGGCAGCCACATTACCGTCATTGGTAATGCTATTAAAATCATTGATCTCTTCTGAGCTCAAGTTTTGTGATGCCCAAGTAATAAGCTGTGAATAAGCCTCAGCACCACCGACAGAGTTCTGGATGTCTCGTACTTGATCATTAGCAAGTTGCTGCTGACCGGCCTGCTGATTCATATGGGACTGATATTCAAAATATGAATTGATCAGATCCTTTTGATCCATGGAAGAAAGACGTTCCATGGCTTCATCAGACAAAGCACCCGTGGAACTATATTCCTTGGACAACTCAAGCATGTAAGCAGCGCCTTCGCCGACACTTACTTCTTCGGCTTCTTGCTCCCCTTCGGTTTGCAGCCCTTCTTCGACCTGCTCATCTGTAGATTCGTCATTAGGAGTACCTAATTTCTTTTGAAGTTCGTTATATGCTTTAAGAAGATCATCCTGTGACTTGAACTTGCCACCGATGAGAGCTGTTTGCTCTTGAGAATCTTCCTGCTGTTGAAGCCGATTATTACGATCAGCCTCATTCATTTCAGCAATCTTTTCACCTTGCGCTAGTGCGTTGGCTTCAGATGCTTGTTGTTCAGATGTGACACCCTCGGAAGGGTCAAATTCGATAGTGGGCATTTAGTTAGACGTGGTGTTTAACCCGCCGAAGGTCGGACGGATCTTTTTATTCATTGTGTATTTACCAGCCGTAGCTGACCCTCTAACAGAGGGCTTAATGGTGTATTTAACTTTAGGAGCTAAAGGTTTAATAGGCTCTGGCTCCCAAGCATCATTGAGCTCGGGATTGTCGGGGTTATTCCCCTTGAATTGGCCTTTGGGGCTCCGTGCTCTCTTCTTCTTCTGTTCCATTTGGTCCTTGTTGTCCCATCAGTTGTTCTGCCATAGGTGACTTGGCTAGTTGCCCCATCTGTCCCATGATTGATTCTTGTGTCGCCTGCTGTTGCTGAGCTTGCTGCTCGCTTTGTAGCTCTGCCTGTGTTTTCACCAGACCAACTACGTCGATTCCACTTGCAGCAGCAAGACGTGAAATAAATTCTGATGGCTGAATGTAGGTTTGGAGAGCCTGTGGACCCATGCTTTGACCAAGGGTTTGAACAAATTCCATAAGGGATTGTTTATCTTGACCCCGACCAACACCATTAAGACCAGCGACAACAGTCGGCATAACCAAGTCTTTGGGCAATGAAGGTAGTTGCTTGGCCTTACTCATGATATAAAGCTTACGAGACAAATAAGGTCTCAACAATTCTTGAGTTAGATTTCCGAAAATTCCCCCGAGTTGCTCATTTAGCTCCTGTTGAACGGCCATGACTTCGCTGGCAGTTGTGCGCTCAGACTGTCTAACAGACAGAATCAAGAAAGCATCAGACAAGCGCTGAGTAAGCAATACAATCATCTGTTGAACAGTTTGGAAATCTGCAGATTTACCCACTGATACAACGCCAACGTCCTCTGGACGGCCCTGGATGATAGCCCCAGAACTTGCTCTTGCTAATGATTGAGGTTTGGTAGTAGCAGAAGGTGACACCAAGAAAATAATCTTGGCACACGCTGCTGAACCTTCTACCATCGCCTTCATCAGTTCATTAAGAGCAGCAAGATCTCCAAAAAACTCCTCAACACGACCACGACCGTATGACTCATTGTCCGCGACATTGAATCTAAGTGGGGTCCAGGGAGTGTGCTTTAAAGGTGAACTAGATTCACTGCCTTTAATAATCTTGCCATCACATTCCTGATGCCATTTAACTTGATTACCAACATACCTAACAAGGGTAAACACTTCAGCGTTCTTGCTTCCGTATGCTCCAGTTGCTACTCCTAGCTTTGGACCGTCCTCGCCAGGGCTATTGGAATCAGAGCCACTCATGTCAGCCGTTGTTGCCTGAAACTCTGGACCGAGCTCTTGTCGGTCTACTAGCTCTCTTGTAACTATCTCTGTAACCTTGCCGTTACCATCACGGCATACAACATAACGATCAAGAGGAAAAACACGTAGTGCATCTTTACCTTGAAATAGTAAGCAGTTACCAGTAACAACAAGATGTTTCATAGCAACATGAAGAAGTGAGCGATCACTTGTTTCATTGATATGTTGCATTACAACCCTCTCCATCTTGTTTAAAGAGAGGTCGATTTCAGAACGAACTTCAGGCCCTATATCGGGCATATTTTGAAGTTCAGCATCGTTAATTTGTAGCTTAAAAAAGCTTGTATTTATAGGGAAAAGACTCAACATCATTTTTGAAGCTAAGACGTTGACCCCTTTGCTGCCTTGCGATTGCCAAGGCGTAGGGAGTGGCTCACCATTCCCATGACCATCTGGGGTAAGGAGGTAAGGAAGAGTGAGTGCCGCACAACGACGACCCATCTCCAAAAAGTCTTCTCTCTCCGCTACACCAAACTGATACCGTGCTTGTGCGGATGATTTCATATTAAGTAGGGATATTTAAGCCTGTTGAAGAACTCTTACCTTTGCCAGAGCCGATAGAACTATTTTTGTCAATTGTCAATTTAGAACCTTTAGATGCCTTTTTCTTACTGGCAACTGCATTGGTCTTAATCGTAGGCTTTACATTGTTATTAACCAACGTAGGAGGTGCAACTGACAAATCAAATGTCTCATTGACACCCGTTCCAGGATTCATTGGTGCTACAGCATCACCAGGAGCACCGGGCTCAGGCACACTGTAAAACATATTTTGACGAGCTTGGACTGGAGGTATTGCTGCAATACGTGCTTGCTCAGTAGCAAAGTCTCTCTGCTGTTGCTCCATTCTTGCTTGGTCTTCAGCCGCTTTTTGGCGGTCTCGTCTATACCGCATATCCATCTCTCTTTCACGTTCCTTGCGTTCTTGTTTGTCCCTTTTGGACTCACCGCCGCCGCCGCCGCCGCCGCCACACATAAGCTATTCCTCAATTAGTTGATAGATGTAATCAATGACCGCCCGTTGACCGGCGCGATACATAATGTATTCGTAAGTATTTGTTGGTATTGGATTTGTTGCTGGAAATGCTTCCTCCAAGACTCTCAAGAGAGCCTTAGTACTGGTGTCATCCATACTGCGGTAAATTAATATTCGAGGTCTCAAAAAACGCTGGCATTCTGGATCGCTGTGTGTCAGCCAAGCCTTCTGCCTTCCCTCTTGAGTAAAGACTATCTGACTGCTTAAGCCAAAAGTCTTTGTCAAGATACTTGTTTTCGTTTGTACCTAGTAGATCCATTGCCCACAAGACTGTTGCCTTTCGTAGTTTGTTTAGCCCTTCAGTTGATGAGAGACCAAGATCGTGTGCAACCATTCCATGGAGAGCAACATGGGTTTGTTCGTCTCGGCTAATATCGCTAGCAAGACTTCTAATCATCATGTCTCCGTTAAATCTAAAGAACGGTAGAAGTACAAAGAAAACTGACCTTTCTAGGATCGCTGTTTTAAGGATTGGGTGCTCGGGTGCAGCAAGCCAAGCCTTACGAATTGCCTGGGCTTCTCGCTCTGCGGATGCATCCACACCATGAGCACGAACGACAAACGACAAACCAAGATCATGCTTGTCTTCATCCAACATGTTTGATTGAAGTGCAGGGATAACTCCGGGGTCATTTGGCAGGTCTTTCTCTAAGCCTTGGGAGAGCATCTCCTTAACGGGAAGCTCTAATGTGCGTAGGGCTAGACATCTTTTTAGAGTGGCCTCTGAGCCCTCTACAAGTACCCCCTTCTCTCCCTGAACAGGAGTCCAAGAGCGTTTACGGTTTAGGATTTTTGTATAGCTACTCAGCGCAGCTGGAGCAGAAGTCGTTGTCATCAGAAAAATCAAAGATATTTGCGTAGTCCTCATCCATAATCGAACTCACGTCGTCTTTCCTCAATGTATCTGGGCTGACTTGTAGTGCGTAATAGAGTGATGTCTGCGGACTGTTAAACCAGTCCTGAATAAATTCCTCGTCGTAGGTGACGAAATCGCTCCAATGGTTATATGAATAGCCATGGAACATTCCTGTATTTTCAAGTAATTGGCAGATGCCGTTTGCAACTGCCTTGTAATTTTCCCACCCGACTTCACTGGCGATTTCGCAATCCCCATATGAGAAGCTCTGGACACCGAAGGTGCCTGAGTCGCGATCTACATTTCTGCTGATGGGTGGGGCGATCTCAGGTGCTGTTGTATTTCCTTTAAGGTCAACGTATTGGTATGAACATGATGCTGTAGGCGCGATTGTAAATGCTCTGTCCATGCCATGAGCACGAGCAACATTAGCTGCATTGTTAATAGCACTCCGCAGACTACGAGCAATACAAAGCGCTGGAGTCCAGGCAGCTGATTCATCGTCAACGAGTGTGAGTGCTTCACCAAAAGCGGCATAACTTACTCCATGAATGGAAAGGAAATTGGCAAGTCCAAGCATCCCCAGACCGACCTGTTTATCTTCTGATGGATCGAGATACTCCCCTGTCTCACCGACACCGGTAGTAGGATGCAAGTTACACAGTTCAAGCATCCCTTCATAAAAGGCATCATATAAGTCATCGATATCACAGGCCCCAAGATTTACATGGGTAAGCAAACAACTACCTCTGTGAGGCAAGAAGATCTCCTGGCAAACATTAGAAAAAACACGATTACCTTTCTGGTCGTACTTAACTTTAGTTAGCCAGACATCTCCAGCCTTAAGTGCCTGAAGAATTTTTTCCTTCAAATTTACTGATGTTTGTTCCCACCATTCAGGCGTAACTTGCAGACACTTTTTGATCCAAGGGAGCTCAGCCCGAGTTGCATCAATAAACTCTTCTACATCATCATGATTGAGATCTAGTACGCAAACACAAGCACCATTTTTGTAGTGCCCACCCCTTCTTAGAGTTTCGTTAAGTCCAGAGTAAATCCTTGCAAACGACACTGGGCCTGAAGAGACGAGACCCTTTCCATTCTCTGTACCCCTTGGACGGAGTTTAGATAAATGGACAGCGACTCCTGCCGCATTCCGTAAGGCATGGCTAACGTAGCGCCAGCTGCTCTCAATTCCATTTCTTCCCTCCATTGCGTCTTCGCAGATGTAAACCGTGCAGCTCACCGGTAATTTTGAATCTGGATTGTCCATCCATGAACGCACTCGACCTGTGCGAGCGATGTAGTCTTTTTTCATAGTAAATCAATTAAAATAGGTTCGGAATAAAACTGTGACTTAAGAACTTTGCCGTCTGCACGAAAGATTGGCTCACCGTTCTCATCGAGCTTGGACATATTTGATTTATAAATACGATCCATAATCTCATCAAGATCCCAACCTTCATTACAAGCATATTGATAACAAGTAAAGACAACATCACCTAACTCTTTAGCTTGACATTCTTTAGATTTAAAGTGATAAGCCTCATGAAACTCAGACCACTCTTCATCGATCAAACATTTCTGAATCGTCCTTGCCGATGTAGTATTCTTTATTTTGAACGTCGTACGAAATTCTTGAGCTTGACGCATCAATTGTGTTTTCCAGTTCATTTTGTAAGTAGTGGATAGCTTTGGTGAGATCTTGAATTTTGGATTCCTTATGCCCTGCACGAGCGATGTACTTGACAGCACATCCCAGGTGATAGTTCAGCTCCTGTTCACGGATAAAATCCCAGACTTCTGTGTTTCCACGCTGGTAATAGGAAGGACCTTTGTTCATGGTGTGAATAGAATTGGTGTTTGTGTTTTGGTGTCGTAGTCCTGTGCTTGAAGTATTCGAGCTAGTTGCAAGTTACGGAGAGCGTCTGCCTCTGTTTGACCTGCTTCCTTAAATGCTTCAACAACTACTTCCCAGTACTTACCTTTTGCTTTCTTGAGGATCTGCGCAGCACGTTTCGGCCCCACGCCGATGCAACCTTTGTAGCCGTCAGTAGCATCCCCGGTGAGCGTCTGCTCCCAGAGTTTGTATTCAGCTGCTTCTGGAGTCTGTGTGTATTCGGTTTTGAGATCATAAAGTCGACAAGGAATTTGCTGCATGTCTTTATCTGGCGAGACCAGAACAAAGTCGTCAATTGAACCATTCGTGGCGACAATGCCAAGAACATCATCTGCTTCTAATCGGGGATAGGTTTGTGAGGGCCAAGTTTCCTTGCCCCAATTAACTAATTTTTTATATCCACAAGGCTTTCGCTTAGTCCGATTGCCTTTGTACTCAGGATCAACATCCTTACGGAAATTGTCTGGTGCTGTGAAAAATAAAATAATCTTGTCGGTATCAAAGCGAGTTAGGAGATTTTCAATCTCGCGATTAATAATGCTTTTTCCCTTGGAGAAAGACCCGACAACAACAGTGACATCATGGGAGAAGTCAAGTTCATCTTCTGATGAAGAGGCGGCGCGATAGAAGAAGAAGTCTGCATCAAGAAGAATCGTTGTTTTCATTCGGCTGTGGTAGTGGAAGTGAGGCTGTAATCTTTAGACCAGAAATCGGACAAGCCCGAAGGTTCACGGCCCTGGATCCAGCGGACAGTCCAAGAGCAAATGTCACCACCAGGGGTAACAGCTACGGGATAGACAGGTGCAGAAACACAACCGCTATGGGTATTGACCCACCTACCAGTTGAATGACGAATCTGATCACATTTAACGTCGATCTGGATAGTTCGACCATCAATGATCATCAGTAGATCAGTTGCCCCTGTCGAGTTAATGTTTGGGAAGACCTCAGCCCCTTTCCAGGCAGCTAAGAGACATACCCATTGTTCAGCCAGATCACCCAGACGCTTAGTGCTAATGACATTCCGCCCAATTGTTGCCGATAACAGACTCTGCATCTAATTCACATTTAAAGTTTAGTTGGTGTTGCACGTCCTTCATGGCCGCGACTAGACAAAATGCAGCCTTCTCAGCGTCACCAGGAGCGACGGAGAGCTGTTGTTCATCATGAATGAAGCCCAATGGGTAATAATCAACCCCGGCCTCTTGTAGTAGCTCGTGGGTACGAATAAGCCACAATTTACATATAATTGCGCCCGCACTCTGAAGTAAATAGTTCAGTGAAGCGTGAGCCTTACCTTGTAAACGGATAGGTCTTCCGTCTAAACCTTTGAGCACACCAGATTTGGCTCGCTCGGCTATAGCTGATGAGAGATCAGCAAAGCCATCAAGGTTTTTCAAGATACTGTTCCGAATCTCTTTACCCCTCTTGGCTGCATTCTCTTTTGAAGCACCAGCCGTCAGACCTAACTTCATGTTGCCCCCGCCATAGATCGTCGCATAAGTTACATTTTTGCCCAGCGATCTTGTGGTCTTATAGATCTTGGCCAGAGCTGTATGAATGTCACCTTCGACTACTTCCTTCGAGAATTTAAAATCATCAAAGACAGCAAGATAACTACCAAGACAACGTAATTCCAAACCAGAGGCGTCAGCAGCGACCTGAACTCTTCCCTCACCTGGACCGAATAAGGATCGATATTCAGGAGCACTAGGGACTTGGGCAGCATTAATACGGATATGGGCCATTCGCCCCGTATTAGTATTAAGAATGCAGGAATGATGTAATCGACCATTGTTTTCTAATTTGAGCCATGCGTTCTTACCTTCAGACAGTTGTCCAAGGTGTTTCTGTAGTTCCAAGATGCGAGAAAACTTAAGAGCTTCAGGCGTACCGATCTCTTTAAGTACCTTGTCATCAATCTTGGCTCGACCTGAATCTGTACGTTCTTTAGGCGTCCATCCTCGGAAGGTCTCGAAAGCCCACGCCACATGGTCACGGCTTGTAGGACTGAACTCTTTGAGTTTGCACATTGCCGCCCCTTCGACATAACCCTGTGTTGAGTTATTGCGCTTAGGCGTAAACACTCCACCATTTACAAAGAGGAATGTTGATCTCATCTCGTCTGAGAGTGAGTCGAGTTCAGTTCGTAGCTTTCCTTCGAGTTGATGAGCAGCAGCTACATCAAATGGCCAACCCATAGATTCTTGCCAAGACATAATCTCAGCAACCTTGTGCTCCGTTGCGATGCAGTCTTTGTACTGTTCCATCTTGGGAAGGAACATCTCTACAACCTTGACGCTGACTTCTACGTCTCGGACGCAGTATTCCAGCATCTCTGGTGTGTAGATAGACCAGTCATTCTCTAGAGTTTTGCCATACTCAGATTTATGACAAGATAGACGATGCCCCCAGCTCTCTAAACTATGACGCCCATACAGGTTTGCAGGCATCAAGGCAGGTTTGCGCCTAAAATCCCGATCAAGAAGATCAGTGAAAAACAAACGAGACAGAATGAGCGTGTCATAGGTCTTGCCCTTGGGCTCGTAGAACGGATAGATCTCACGGATAAAGGACTGGTCAAATCCAATCCAGTTATGCCCCCATATTTCATCAGCCACCATGAGATTGGTTAGCCCTTGTTTAATAGGGGGGTAAGAACCTGAATCGTCATACCGGATCACTTCCCCGGTATCGATGTCCTGTGTTACCAAACAATGAATGACAGGATTGGTTTGCCTGAGCAGTCCATTGGTCTCGATGTCTGCTACTAAGCGCATTCCAGTATTCGCAGGGTGGATAAGATTCCTGGGAGGTACTCGCGGACTTTTTTGCCGCCAGTAAAACGGCCTACCTCTTCCCCGTTGTCATCAACAACAAGGAGAGTTGGATACATCTCAAGCCCATAAGCTGCAACAAGAGCAGAGTGGTTTTCTTTTTCCAACGTGGCAATGTAGTTACCACAAGCTGGGTTGAGCTTCAAAACTTTATTGAGTGCATCTTTAGTAGTGATGCAGGGCAGGCAATCCTGTTTGGTGAAAAGAACGGCTCTAAAATTCATAGTCGGTTGTGGTAGTGGAATCGATTGGGTCGAATAAAGCGGTTGTGAGGCGTCCTGTCTCCTTGTCATAAGCAAGGTCTCCACTCGGGCCTGTCTGGCCATTAAACCTGTTTTTCAAGGTGACAAGTTTTGAGCGATTGTCGCCCTTACTTATGTCCCGTTCCAAGGCGATAACAAGATCGCTTAGTTGAGCTATTGATCCAGATCCGCGAAGTTGTGACATAGATACACGCGCACCGTCTTCATGACCTTTGTCACCTTGGATACGTTTGAGATGAGAGACTAATATCATCCCAATATTACATTCCTGAACAAATGATCTCAGCTTTGTCATTACAATGTCGATCATTTTACGCTCGTCATGTGAATCATTACCTGACAGCAAAATGCTGAGGTGATCAAGAATGACCCATTCAACCCCGTTTGTCTTAACAAGGAAGCGGATGTCATTTAACAGAGCGTCAGGATCAACACTACCGAAGCCATCCCGCATGAATACCCGACCAGAGCCGAGAGTACTATCGAAGGCTTTACGGAAATGCTGTTCATCGATTTGATTGTCAAGGTGTAATGGTTTGTTTGCAGCCACAGTCATGAGTCTTAGGCCACTGCGCTGAACGCTTTCCTCTAAGGCGATAAATCCAACCTTTTGATTTTGATTAATCAAAGAGACTGCGATTTCACCACATACGGTACTTTTTCCCGTCCCACTTCCCGCTGTGTAGGTAACCAACTCCCCACGCCTAAGGCCACCTGTAATGGTATTGAGAGAAGGGTAAGGGTAATCAGCATCGCGGCCATGGAGGGGCGTAGACACGAGATCGAAAAGGTCTCGACCGTCGATGATTGCTTGCGGGACATAGGAGCGTTTGTTGTAATAAGCTTGGCGAATTGCCTCACCATCACCAGCCATAAGAGCCTCGGAGGCATCTTTATAACCAGCAATAGTTGCGATGAAAACTTGATCAGAGGGAAAGAGCGCAACGCACTCCTCCATAGCCTGTTGGCCTGCTGAGTCCCCATCAAACATGAGAACAATTTCAGAAAATCCGAGAAGGAATTTCAGCTGGGCTTGCAAACTTTTTTTGGCTGACTGAGCACCATTTGGGATGCTCACCACTGGCCAATTATTTCTGGCCTGCCAAACTGAAAGACAATCAAATTCGCCCTCAGTAATGACAATAGTTTTGCCACTACCAAATAACTGCTGACCAAATAGCTGCTGGTCTACGTTCTTACCTTTCCAGGTGAAGTTCTTTTGTTGATCGCGCTCTTTATAAGCAACGACCTGACCACCAGAATAGTAAGGAAATCTGACTACAGGTCCAGATGAAACCTTGACGTTGAATTTCCGGCAGGTTTCTTCTGTGAGTTTCCTGGTTCTGATTCCCGCATAGTCCCCTTGATAGGAAAAACTTTCGGTTGCCTGCATTTGATGACTTTGTTGGTGGTGTAATTGACTGTGCAAACTGTCATCGCTGTCACCTCGCCGATAGTATCCGCATGAGAAGCAGTAGCCACCATTATCAGAATAGACAGCGAAGGCATCACTACTCGGACACACCGGGCAAGATTCATGTCGAATACATTCATTTTGCGGGTAGTTGGAGTTCATCGTAGATTTCTAAATACTCATAAAGTTCATCCATGATGTAATCAATCGGAAAACCTTCTACCTCAAGCTCCGCGATGAAAGCATCAAGGCGGAGCATTACTAGTCCATCGTTCATAGAAACCAAGTGGGTGGAATATTGGGAAAGATGCACCACTGGAAACCGTGCTTATCGCACCAATCTCCATATGTTGTGGAACTTTTCCGAGATAATGTATTATTGCGCTGAAAAACAAATCTAATATCAAGCTCAGGATTCTGAGCCTTTACTGCAAGATGCTTGCTTCGATCGCTACCTTTGAAGAACCCTTTCGTCTCTATGATTACCCCATTCTTTAATGAAAAGTCAGGGGTATATTTAGATTGAATGGTGTACTTAATGCGATCTACTTCGTAAAGGTAAGGAATAGCTTTTTTATCAAGTAAGTTTGCAAAGCGCTCCTCTAGGCCGGAGCGGTAATTCATCAGAAGTCGTAGCTATCCTCTGAAGCAGCACTAGCAACCAGCTCACGAACAGCTGGTTCGTCTTGGGTAAAGCCATCGACTTTGCCAAACATCGCTGTCACTTCATCCTCTGAGAGTGAGCCACTGTCTAATGCGCCATTTCCGGTGGCAAGCTTGACGATTTGGATCCCATGAACAACTAGCTTTGAGCCGATCTTGCCAGGAGGCATCGATGGTTTATGGCTCACGATCATGTTTACTTCCGTGCCTTTTCTTAGGTCACGTAATACAGACTTTTCAATAGGAGATCCCGTGGAATCAACAAACACAGGCTCAGGATTGCGGCTTTCATTGCTATAGCTGTACGAAACAAGTCCTTCTTCGGAACGCTCCCAAGGGGCAAAATCGACGAGAACTTTACCTTTAGCCTTGGTTTTACACCAGTCGAGAATACCTTCTCGCTCTTCTTCCATCTCAGCAATGATGTCTTTGGGAAGGGTGTATTTGAACCCTCGATTGTTGAATTGACCTGAATCCTCAAAGACATTGATAAAGCCAGTAAGGGTGGTTTTAAACTGGTAGCGGTTAGCCATGGGTGAAATTGTGGGTGAGTTGGTTAGATATGTTGATTGGATATTTAGTCTTCATAGATGGAACAACATGCAAGAAATTCAGTGAACTCCTCATCAGTTAATTCATCGATCTCTGCTTGACTTAATTGGCAAGCTTTTTCGAGGGTCACAGCACTTGTGAGCTCGTCATATGTCATCTCGGAGTAATGAAAAAGGCTCATTAGTTATGCGTGTTAGTTATCTGTCTAAGTGGAACTGATGAGAGACCAATAAAAAAGGGGGATGTGACTCCCCCAGGTGCTCTTCAGTTGCGTAAGTGGGACACGATTTCAGCAGTACCTAAAACCAGCGCGTCTACCAATTCCGCCAGATGGGCCTGGGATCTCAGCAATTGAGGATCCGTCGTTTGAGTAGTACACCGACCAAAAACAGGGTGTTTGAGGGGTGTGCTAGTCGCTTTAGATTGCCATAAGGGCAGATCTAGTGGCCGTGTCACTGGCTTTGCAGTATTTGAGAGCCATCTCAATGGTCGTGTGACCGAGGGCCTCTTGAACAATGCGTGGGTGTGCCACTGCACCTAACGCAGTGCCGAATCCGTGCCGAAGACTGTGAAATACATAGTCCTCAGTAAACCCAGCCCGATTTCGTACCTTTTTAAACGCTCCATAGAGCTGATCTTTGTTGCGCCAATCCTCTCCGAAAAGACGATTGTTCTGCAAGCGGTCGAGAATGATCGGTTGTATTGCGGGGTTGACGGCAATCTTGCGGACCTTGCCGGATTTCGTCATGTTCCAGGGTTTTCCGCCAATCACTAAGTGATCAAGCGCCTGGTCGTAATCCGCTGGACGAAGGTTAAGCAGTTCTGCTTGCCTGAATCCGCCATAGAAGGCCACCAGCATGATGTCTGCCAGGTTGTTGCCCCAACGGTCGCCCCATAGGTCACGGGCGATTGCAGCCATGTTCTGGGTGTCGTCCTTTGTGAAGTAGGTCTGCCGACATTCGGACTCCTTAGCTCTTTCAAACTTCGGGCACTTCACGTCGTGCAACCCAGCGGTGTGGGTGTACTTCAGGACGGTGGAAGCTGCTGACCTGATCCGATTCACAGTGGCGTTTGATTTGCCCTGCTCTTCAAGTTCAGACCTGAGCTCTATCCACCACGCAAGACTACTCATTCGCCTTAGTGGAAATGAGCGGCCACCAAATTCGGTCACATGACCGGCATTGATAAGCGCAGTTTTTGCTGATCTGGTGCGTTTCCAACGGTTTTGAAAAGTGAAGTCAAGGGCCTCACCCCAAGTCTTGACTTTCCCACTGGTCTTGGTCATGACTTTCAACCTCTTTGAAGGACATGGATTTAATGTTGCCGATCAGGTTTACCCATTGCTTCCCTTTTGGAGTAAGAAACAATCGAAACCTTTTGTAATCTTCTGGATCTTGCTCACGCCGGATCAGCTTCAGCCCTTCCCGATCTTCAAGCCTGTGCTGCTCTCCTAGCCATTGGACGTTCCGTGTGACTGAAGACGATGAGAGACCAGTAGCCGTGGCTAGATCACCCATACGACAGCCGTCGTGGGACATCACATAAAAAAGTGTTGAGGCTAGTTGCAGCGGAAACTCACGTTCACCAGTGGAACGAAGCAGCTCGATTAGCAGGTAAGCGCGGAAACAATCATCTGACGTGAGCTGTGGCTTTGGGGAGGGCATAACACCTCTCTAATGGGTCCAAGCCCATTTTAATTCGATTTCACTACCACAACTGATCTCAAACAAGGCAAAAAATGCATAAACGCATATCCCGCACTTTAGGGAGCATCATTCCGCAGTCAGCAAAGGTGCAGCAAAAAAGGCTTCTTCCAGCTGTTCCGCAATGGCAACAAGGATTTCAGCTCTTTGGTACTGCTCATGCATCACGTAATAAATGATACGGTCATCAGTTCTAGTGTTCGGTGGGATACCAGACATCAGCAAAAAAAATAAGGTGAATTGTTAACATCGTCGATATTTAAGGTGTTCTTCATCAAATGCTCAGGACGTTCAAGTCCTAGTTGATCTGCAAAATCATACAAAGGATCTCCTTTATAGATCTCAGCATGATGCATTCTGATGTCGGACATCATCTCAGCTGTGTCACAGGAGCGAACTAAAACGCAATCATGGATTACGGAGAAAGGACGATCCCAATAGGCAAAGGTCAGCTGGATCAGAGCAGAATCTAGTGAATGCACAAAATTAGGTGCAATCGCAGCTTTATGACCCTTGTAATCAACACCGCCGTAACCGTCACCGACCATAAACTTTTGAACCTGACCCATTAACTGAGTCTTGATTCTTTTGGTTTTGGGGTGACGAATGTCTTGAACAACACGAAACCCTGAAGGTGTGACCCATTCAATAGTTTCTTGTCCTCGCTCTTTTAGCAAGGTAGTAGCAGACTCTTGGAGCCAATCCATTACCTTCACTGGACCTTCAAAGACTTCAGGCATTGCGTGCTTGTAGATAGCATCAACAATTTCACCTAAACGTCCAGGTATTGAAATATCAAACCCAGATTTCTTAAGTGCTTGTCTGATGTAGGTACGAGCTGAGTCTCTGGAACACCCGTAAACCTTCGTCATCACGCATCTTTTGGTAACAGAACGTGTGATGTAAGGATGTATTTCTGGATCTTTAATGTATTTCAAAGAGGCTTCAGCGACGGTTTTGTAACCATCGTTTGGCCTGTTCTCACCATTAGAAATCAGATTGCATTGGGCACCAGCTACCTTGTCTTTGGTAAGTGAACTGAGATGTTGAAGCCCAGATAGGGTTGCATCTAATCCAATTCCAAGTCCAGATGTGGTCTTGGTGAAGTTGATACAACAAGCAGCATATTCAAATACCGAGGCGAGGAAACACCAGGGCTCGTCTGCCTTTTCCCATTCTGAGATATTAGAAATTGGATCATCAGCGATTCGACTGATGAGAGATTTGTTTTCTCTAGTCCAATTCACACGATCATCATGACTCAATTTATCGTGCCCGAAGCAGGTTGCTACGCTCCAGGCTATCCAATACTCATTAACTGGACCTTCATCTGCAAAGTAAAACAGGCTTTTGTCAAAGTCTGTACCTTGTGGATTGAGCCCTGTACATAGCGGATAGATTCTTCCCCTGTAGCAAAAGCTCCAAGGGATTCTGAATGAAGGTTCATTCTTGTACATCCGAGCAACAAACAATGTCTCGGTGACTCTCCAGTTGTACTGAAAGAGCTGAGCATTGAAGTCGTTGATCTTGCGCTGTTCACGCTTCCAATCTTTGAAGCGTTGCGGCTCAGTTATTGGGTCACCAAGGAACGGATCGAGCAGTGGTAAAGCATCAGAGATTCTGAACTTGTCCACTTGTCGACGGTTCTCATAGCACCATTCGGCAACATCAAGAACCTGATGATTGATGCGCAGTTTTTGTGCGTTGATATTGTTTAGAAAATCAATCGGCACGTTTCCCTGCTTAGGTGGGCCATCAAAACTTGCCTTGCGAATCATGGGTGATGTGCCCCTGATCTCTTCGGTCAAGTACCCCCCACGTTGCTCATTTGTCCACAGTGCTGGAGCGCAAAGCATGGGATACAAACAATAGGAGAGGCTTAAAGCCCGTTCCATAATTGAGTCCCTTAAACCCAGAAATTCTTGAGTGAATCGGATTACTGTTTTGGATTTGCGGGGGCTGGTCCAGATCAAATCTGTATAGACCCATCCAGTTGATTCGATCAGGGCTCGTAGTGCCCATGAACCGACCTTGTGCTGAACAGTTGAACCCCAAGGTTTCCAAACAAGTCCGGCCTCGTTGAATTTCAAACGAAAGACAGTGGCCTTTTGACGGGTGCCTGTGCTGCCGTGAAAGCTTTGCTCTGTTCTCTTGAAAAGATCTTTGTCTTGGCTTAGATACCAACAAAGTTTCTGCTCAGTCTCAATTGCTGACCCAATTGGAACCGTGATCTGTAGTTGAGAAGGTACTTGGTGATCTTTTTTACCGAGCACATCTAGTAGCACTTTGGCTGTAAGGGCACCGGTTACTTCAAGATCTGCATCCTTCAGGTGCTTGAAAACAGTGGCACCATCAACGGCACCTTGACCACGACCAAGAGTCTTTAAATTGATAGCCAGTTGCTTCGCGATTAGCGAAAAAGCTGACTTGACCATTTGTTGACCGTAAACAGTAGAAGACGCATAGCTTTTGTCTTCAGCTGCTCTGGTCTTGGTTTTTAGCCTTGATTGAGCAATGTCGCCTTGTTCAATTTCTCTCCGAAGCTGGCGGGAGATGAGATCGAAATCAGAAGTCATGTAAAAGCAGGGGCTGGTCTGTGTTAGTGGAACTGATGAGAGATTAAAAAGTGGGCCTATTCCCACATGTCCTTACTGTCTCGGACAGGAAGAATGCCAATTAGGTGAGCTGAATCCGAACCGACCATTTCCTCAAAAGTAAGTCGTGCATGAAATGCATCCCTACAAATGAAAACAGCCCTGTGCTCTTTCCCCTGGTGGTCTTTGTATCTGCACAGGTAGCTGATCATCACTGAGCTGTGTTAGTGGAGATGACAATGCTTATCACTATAAGTCATAATGCCTAAAACTGGTTCCAAATGATACCAACACCAGCATGTTTTATATGCGGATTATGAATAATGGGACTTACTTGCTTCCCGTACTTCTTACCGCCTGAAATTACTGTAGCGCTAAATACCTTATTGGCACGTAGTGCTTGTGGTCTGTTACACCGTGAACCAATTGCAGGGGCTGGTGATTGATGAATTGTTTCGTGGAGAAAGTGAACTGCTGGAACGTTGTTCATGTTTAAGCTCACGTAGGAGAAACAAATGAAAAAAAGAAATCGAGAAGCTTTGCACAACTAATGAAAAGAATTGCGGGTGGAACCCTATTGCCCCCCTGCTCTTCGGGCTTTCGTTGGCGGTGGGTTTGCTGTCCCGGTGCCTCTCGATATGATCATATTAACGCTCATCTGTGGGCGTGCAAGTGGCCGTCAATGATTGTCCAGGTATCAAGACACACAAGGCTGGCTTATTTGCTTTTGCAGGGGCTGGTAGCGCTCTTTTGATGAGAGATGAATGTGTGTCGGGTCACCCCTGCCTATTCTTTTCAAATAAAAACCCCGCGAAAAATCGCAGGGTCGCTATGTATTATTTAGTGGGGATGAGTTACTAATGCTTACTAGAATGCACGGGTTAGGATGATTCAGCAGCGCGATTATCGAAAGCATTGCGTATCTCGTTTGTCCACATATCATCGAGCATGTCCGCTTCTTTGATCATTGATCGATTAAACAAGTCAGGATTTTCAAGGATAAAATCATATGAAGTAACGCCCGCTTTTGCTTCTAGTTGTTTAATAAGAAACTTCAGGCGTGGTGATGCGTCAGAGATAGTCATAGGAAAAACTTTCATGGCTGCGTGAGTGGAGGTGATGATCAATAGCCTTCTACTAGGTAGGCTTCCCCACTTTCCATTGACACAACAGGCTTATCGGCTGATTCACTCAAGTACCATTCAAACTTTGATTGATAGACACGAGCTCCTTTTGTAAACTCAGCGAGAAGCGCATTGATGCGTGACTTTGTGGTGGTGGTTTGCCACCCTGCGTCAGTGATGGCGAGCTGTGTTCTGCCTGATTCGTTGTGATCATTAAGGACGCAGATCTTATGACCATGCAGCCTGATCACGACACCATGATCTGTGTTGTCAACGCTGGTGTTGCCTGAATGCCAATCCCGACGACTGCGAACAGCGGCGTTCATTTGTGCTTCAATTTTTCTCATGAGTTTGTTGGTGGTGGGTGTGGTCTGCGGTAGTGGAGCTGATGAGAGACGACTAATCGTCTTGTGGTGCCTCTTCGTTGACCATGGCGTCATAGTCACGTTCTTGTTGCCGTTCATACGCGGCGAGAATTTGATCCTGTAGAAGATCGTTCATGCGGTCCATCTCTTGAATTGTCATTACTAGATAAGGGCGAGCGTGATCTGTGACTCTGTGTCGTGAACGAAATCAGTCCATGCAGTCCATGGTTCGCCTTCAAGGTCGCCGCATGGATCAACTAAAGAGATCTCATAGTCGTCATCTTCTGAATTGAAATCAAGCTGAATGGAAAAGCCCGTTGCCTCTTCCAGCTTGTTTGCATACCTGACCATGGTCTGCTCCATGGTGTTGGTGAGTTGGTGGCCTGTGTTGTTTTTGAAGGACATGGCGTTGCCTGTGTTAGTGGAGTTGAGAAAACAATACTAGTGGGCTCGCTCGTGGTCAATAGCAGCAGCAGTAGCGCCGACACAAACAAGAGCGAGTGAAGCTTGCATGAACTGACCCATGCCGCGCCGTGCTGCCTCTGTAGCAGGTGGTGTGGCGATGATTGAGACAATGGCCAGCATGATCAGGATTAGACCGACTGGAGCGGTTGTGACTGCTACTAGGCGTGATGTTGTCATGGGATGAGAGACCTTGTTTTGAAGTTAGCTGTCTTAGTGGAATTGTTTAAAGCAGTAGAGGCGCAGGCTTTCGCCTTCTCCGTTCCTCTCGCTTGCACACAGTATGCAGCCTCGTCTCTGCTAGTGGAAGTGAGTCGAGCTAAGAATTGATATTTCTTAACAATTCAGCTGTCGTCGTCATCGTCATCAGCAAAGCGGAGCATAGAAACCTCTTCGCGCAGCTCAGCATTGAGAACCCATTCCTCTTCGATTGACTGAACCGCACTAATTGAATCTATCTGTTCTGGTGTTAAATCCTCAGTGTCTGCATATTTTCCGTCATCGGATAACCAGCCTAGGAGATTGTTGTTCATGTGATCATATAGTTCGGCTACTGATCTTTCTATGTTCTCTTGGTACAGTTGATTAATGTTAGGCATGTTTCTGTTAGTGATAAGAACTACTGATTAATTGTGTTGATATGATTACAAATAACAAGTCAACAGATGATGACACATAAATAAAAAACAAAGTAAACATCAAAGAAAATCAGTAGATATAAATTATTATTTAGGTTGATGTTACTTAGTGGCAATCATGCGGCATGAATTAGAACTCACTGGATATCCAGACTAACGAGAACGCAGTCATACCAGTGGATCTCAGCTATTTATTACAAGCAAACGCAATCAGGAGCGCTGATTGAGAAATAAAAATGCAAGTCAGGCCCCTTAAATAATATTTAGGAGGGCAAATCATGCCCACTAAATGAGAGATAAAAACGCTAATCTGCCCCACTTTTGCCTGTGGAAAACGGGGTACATACGGGGGGAAAATGTAAACAACCCACCAGGTTATAGACTTCAGAAAATTATGTCATTTTACTCTGAAGGGAAGTTCCAGAGGTGGTCTACCTCAGGATGGATAGACATACCCTCAAAAGGGTTCACAACACGTCCCTCCATAGCTGCCCTGATAGATCGTACCAGAACAGGGTTCTTAGCCTTCAGAGCCGCGTCTAGAGCGTCCTGAAGCTGTTTATTCGTCGCCATTAAATACAGCCATATAAATATTAGGAAGACACTCCTTAAACACATCACGACAACCCTCAGCAATCTGTTGATGCTCAAGCTGAGTACCGTTAGCAGACCTAAGCTGGATGTAATGAATCCAGGATCTAATAGACCCAGCCATATACAACCGAGTAGGGGTGTTCAAAGGCAACACAGACCTTGCTGACTCTTTAGCCACACCTTTAGACAGGAGACGGTTATAGAGTTTTGTTGATTCATAGAAATGATCTCTAATCTCCATCTGAAGAGATTGTTTATCCCAAGGATTAAGATCATCAATAGAGTTTTGTCTATTCTTTAGGTCTTGTCTCCTAAGATCAGGAATAGCAGGAGATTGAAGTTCATTAACAGAAGCATACCTCTGAGAGAACTCTTGAAAGCTAAAAGATCTATGTCTAAGAATCTGAGCAGCAATAGCTCTAGTAGTATTAATCTCAATCACCATATGAGCTAACTCAAAGGGAGACCAATGATTATGTTTAATAAGATACTTAATCAACTTCTCACATTCAGGATTATCCTGATTTGCAGGGTTAGATACTCTGGCACAGTAAGAGATAAGTTCTTCTGCTTTAGGAGTAATTGATATAAGAGTAGTGTTGTTAGTGGTAGACATGCTTTAGGAGTAAAACTTTAATGTTTTTTATGTTTTATGTTTATAGTTTTAACTAAAAGAATAAAAACAATAATCTTACCAACCCAAAGAGTTGTAAGCAATTGCAAATGCTTTGGGTTGTGTGTGTTTTATGTACAGTGATTCTAACGATGTGCCTTCCCCCAAAGTTGCCAAAAAGGAAGCGGATTTTCACCGTGTTAGTCTTGATTTAATTGTTGGTTATATTGTGTTTAAGGAAAAGAGACCCGGATTACCAGGGTCTCTAAACCGCATATCCACACAGAAAGACACCACTCTCTCTGCTTAGGTGGGCCACCAAACTACACCCAGTCCCAAACCTTAGTGCTACCAGAGGTTTTAAGGTTTTGAAAGGAACCACCAGTAGCCAAGAGATCTGTAGCTAACTGAGGGTGATTTTCGAGGGCATCCATCATTGCCTTCCACTCTTCGTTCTTACGGAAGGCTTGTTGTTTGTGTGCTGATTGAGCGAGGGCATCAATAAACCACTGAACACCTTGGGACAATGCATCAATTCGGTCATCATGCCGAACAGCACCACGACCTCGAAACATTCTAGACATCTGATATCCGAGCATATATTCGAGACGCTTTTCAGGTGGAGCATCAGGATTAGAACTGTAGTCATATTCCCAGACCTTCGGATCAATGATCAGCTTGTGCTGGTTCATGACTGGTTCAAGGGTGTCGATGATACGTTCTTCTTTTCTGACTGTGGCTCTAACTTCTTCTGTTGAGAAGGCAGCACCTTGTTGTTGTATGTGTCTGTTAAAGAGTTCACATATCATCCCGTCCCCGAAGTTCGATTCTACGAGGAGACGAGAAGCTTTGTACCGTTTACCTAACCGAACAATAGCTGAGAGTGTGTCATCAGAATAGCCATCACGGAAAGCTTTAATATCACGAACAAAGACATAACCATTTGCTTGAGATAGAACAACACAACAGGTCTCATCAGCACCCCGGCCAGAAGGGTCTACAGAGAGGATTGTCTCGGAGTAATCACACATACCCTCATCAATGAACATCGGCCCGTAGAAACGATCTCCGGGCAGTCCTACGGGGTTTAGGTTTTTGATCATATATCGAGGATCAGAAGACCAGGCATAACGCTCAGCACATTCCATCCCTAAAGGGGTAACGATTAGATCAGCAAACTTAAGGGGGAACTTCTCAGCATCAGACATACTTGTATCAAGCATGAACTGAAGTTGAAAGTTGGAGCGGCCCATAGCGGACTCACGCTCCAGCAGATCTAGGTCACTAAATCTGGTGTCGGTGGGTGTCCCTCTCTCCACTCCTTGCTCAAGGTCAGCAACCAGTTGTGGTGCAAGGAGACCCTCGTATCCACTATCGTTCTTGGGATAACGGGCTGGCCAGATAAACGGTCTATAGGACCGCTCAGCGAGTTTGCGGTAGATCGTGAAGACTGATTGTGGTGTCCCAAGGAAAAAAATTCTAGAGTTGTCATCAGGGGTAAGGATTGATTCAGCTTCAGTAACAAGTTGTAGAAGCTTCTGGCGTTGCATATCTGTGCTGGAATTGCCAACATTTTCGACATCATCGAAGATGAGAAGATCCGCACGGCTTCCAGTCATTGAGCCCGTAATGCCTACTGATTTACAACTAGGGGCCTGATGAGGTTTAGCAGGACCAACATCAAAAGAGATACGAGACCAGCGTTGATCTGAATCTTTAGGGCCTAAGTGGTTAAGCCATTCAATCTCAATAATGAGCTTTTGACAGAAGATAGCGAAGTTATCTGCTCGTTCCTTAGAAGCAGAAACAACCATGATCTTTTTATCAGGGTCATTAAATAACGTCCAAAGGACAAAGGCAGCCGTGATCCAACTTTTACCAACACCACGAAAGGCACTAATCTGCAGACGCTTAGGTCCATTCTGTAGATAATCAGCAATAGACAGCTGTGCTCTTGTAGGTCTAGGTAGATCTAACTCTTGCCAGACAAGTGTAAGGAAAGCTCTAAAGTCAACTCTTATCTTATGCTCAAGTTCGGTTAAATTCATAAATCATTGCATACGCGGTAGTGGGATTCCCAAACCTTCCACAACATCAGACAACACACCCATAACACCATTAGGTTTTTTCTTCTTTTCTATAGGTTTGAGTTTTGCCTTAGGAATAGTTAGGGGAGGAGCAGGTTGTGAATAGGCTTGAAACACCTGATCTGCCGCCTTTCTGCGTCGATCTGTGTGAGGCACACCTGGGCGGAAGTAACCCTGACCTTTTGCGGCAGACCCAGTGATTAGTTCTGCATAGTCCGCAGAAGATAGATTAGGTGGTAATTGATCAAGAGATTTTGTCCAACCGATGAGAGACTTGCCTTGCTGGTCATATTTACCTGAATATTCATCAGCAAAATATTGCATCTGCCAAGAAGCCTGGTTGGGGTCTAAACCGGAAGATAGAGCTGCAGAGCGAGCACGATCGTAAGGGCCACGCCTTACTCCTGTGTACTGAGATAACCCTCTACCAGCTCTAGCATTTTTTTCAACAACATCTAGATTTTGGAGAGTCGGGTCACCCGTCTCAACAATCCAAGAACCAAGCAAACCTGCTGCTTGCTGTGGAGTCATCTGAGGAATACGACCTCGACTCATCTGTGTAATCTTAGGAGAGGTCAATACTGAAAACATATAGTCAGTATTACTATTTCTTTGAAAATCCATTCGATAGACTAATTATATTTAGACCTTCAACTTCAGAAGGCTCTGAGCGATAGCTAGGAGGCTCTACAACAGGGTCAGAAGGAGCAATAGGTGCAATCCCCTTCTCAACAGCCGCAGACGCCTTAGCGGCGATGTATTGACTCTCTAGTCCATACAGCCACCCTTTAAGAAAGAAAGAAAAGGGGCCGGGTAATTTCTTATCCAGCCACTTAGCTATTGCCTTAAAATTATTAAGGCGGAATTGGATCATTTTTTCTTTTTAGGAAAACCCTTCTTCATTGCTGCGTAGGACTTAGCCGATACAGTAGATTTCTTTTTAGAGCGAGAAGTACCAGCCTTCTTGCGCTTATTAATATTGGCGTAAAGGCTCATTTCTTTTTCTTACCTTTTTTCTTTTTTGGGGGACGGCCCACCTTGGAACCGTATGTACCTTTTCCGTATGGCATATCAGTTAAGACTCGAAGTAGCTTTACCGATTTGTGCAGACCCAACAACATGGCTGTCTTCAGTAACAGTACTGAGAACATCCAATACATCAGAGATGGTATTAGCTGTAGTAAGAGCAGCCAGAGCTGTTACTGCGGTGGAGGTAAGAACATAGTTGCCACCCTTCTTTTTCTCAGTGGAAAAGGTAGTAGCTGGCCGAACAACGGCAGTGAATGTTTGTGCAGTCATAGTTATTCTTTAGAAATAAGATTATCAAGTTTGGATTCAATGCGAACCATATGGTCCTCGAATCGTGTCAGTATTAAAGACACTTCTTCTCTAGGGATATACTTCTCAGCGACCCTAAGTTCTATTGCGTTAATACGGTCATTGAGTTTGGCAGACATAACTCCTAATCCCGTAGCAGCAGCAATAGCAATAGTTACAGCAGCTTCTATCATTACATTAAATTAAGCCGATTGAGTTTGCATAAAGACGTCTACATGCATGGACCCCTTAGCTTGATTGCAGGGGCGACAAGCTGTTACACAGTTGTCGGCTGTATCCGTACCACCCTTTGACTTTGGGCGAACATGGTCAATGGTTAGGTTTTCAGAGCAGCCACAGTAAACACATTTATGTCCATCCCTATCCTTAATGCTTTCTCTAAACATACGTTTCGCATCACTAGAACGAAAGCAGAGAAGATTATGCATGAGGCTTCGGGGAGTATCCATTGACTCATTGAGATTCCTAACGTTTATATTTGGATGAACCGTTGTTGCCGTTACGGCGGCGGTTAGAAGAAGCTTTTTCTTTGACGGTCTTACCGTTGGCTTTATGGCTGTTATCTAAGCCATCACCATTACCGTAAGTACCTTTCTGTCGATTGATCTTATTTAGTTCAGCTCGACGTTGTTTAGCCTTAGGTGTTGCGTTGTATTTACGGCGAGCACGTCTAGTTGCTTCGCTGATTTTTGGATTTCTTTTGGCTGCTGCCATTAGATATAGCCTTGAACGTCGTCAAAAGTGAGCTCCGGGATTGATCCCATAAGCGATGCCAGGGGACTACCGCTAAGAGGGACACCAGTGATGTCATTCTTTGCTAGCCAGTCAATAGCAGCTCGTAGATCAGCCGTCGTAGCCTCTCCTGATTTAATACGACCTACCAGCTCAGTGGTAAGTAAAGAGTGAAGTTCATCGAATAGTTCTTCACCCGCACGTTTAGCCACGATCATCAAGGCGGCGAAGGGTTTCAGCTAGAAGCTCTGTGGCTTTACGAACTTCCGCTACCTTTTCATCTTCCTTACGGGAAGGCTTAAGTGTATCGATGAGAGACTTAGCTAGCTGAGCAATTGAGTTTTGCTGCAGACTGGATGAACCGATTACTTCGGAGGCCAAGAATGCAACTAGGAAACCAATTGTCTCTAAGCTAAGTTTAATGCCAAGAATTTCAATCATAGGTTTTGGCTAATAATGTTAATTAGTTTTTGTGTATATGCTGGATCAGTTGCGTAGCCTTCTACTTTTAGTAGGCGAGCACATTCAGCGTTGGAGTTAGCACGATTGACACCGCGATAACCCTTATAGTCTCGATACCATCTGTCAACTAAATATTGCACACACTCTTCAGGTGTTGAAAAGTCCCTGAACTGAGCGACGATAGTGACAGGACCATTGCCATAGTCCTCCCATGTAGTTTTGGATGTACCTGGACCCTTAATTCCGAAGAAGTTATTTTTACCAGAAACATACTTACCGTATGCACTTTCAAGCGCCCACTGGGCAGCTGTAACAGCAGGGAATTTAGACCCTGCCATTGCTGCCGCTGTATAGATACCTTCCCAACTGTTAGTGACAGTAGGACTAACTGGGGAAGGCTGCTTGGCTCTATAGGCTGCCTGAAACTCTTCTAATAAGTATTTAGGCAACTTAACTTCTAGATCTTCCCAGGCAGCAATCTGGTGGGGTTCAGAATTATAATATTTTGCTGCATCAACTAAAAATGTCATTCATCAGCGGGTAGTGGTTCGTTGCCTTCGGCTAGCCAGTCGAGATATTTTTGATATTCGCTATTAGATTCTCCTTTTACTATGTATAAAGGATTTACACCGTCTTCAAGTTTAATGGCAACACAGTTACCAGGAAAATCTGGCTCGTGGTACATTAGTTTGTAGTTCATAGTTCAGCATCAAAATTTAGAATAAGAATACCACTACTAGGGAGCGCAGTCGGTCTTAAATATACTGTAAAGTTTGCACTTATATTTCGTGATGATATAAGGTTAGCTCCTGATGGTGTTGATCTATTCATTGATGGATTCCCTGCATAACCAGAAGAAGAAGCCGTTCCTCCTGTATATGTAAAATTAGGTGCTATCCGCATTTCAGCCGGGAATGGCACAAAAGCATATGCAGGACCCGCTGATGCCTCAAACCGCGACATTAGATAGTGTTGTGGCGCACTTTCATCTCCTAAGTCTATTTGATATCGATACCTCTGACACTTAGCCAAGGTCTGACCATAGCTTTCGTGTTCAAACGGGGTGGCCTTGGAACCGACCTCTACTTGGACGCCGGTCAGTTGGAACGTGGCTCCGACTGTAGAGAGAAACCCTGTATCAGAAGAAAAACTACTGGTAGCATTTCTTGCTTCTGTTGTATTCCAACCAAGAGTAGCGGTTGATCTACTTCCTCCAGAGCTTACACCTAGCATCCAAGTAACTTCTAATCCACGTCCAATTTGTGCTGTGCCAGCCGTGCTTAAAATCGAATAAGAAGACAAGCCAGATAGAGGTACAGTAATTACTTTATACTCCCACGTATTTACAGTATTGATAGTGTAAGTTGCGTGATACATAACACGATCGTTATTAAGACCACTGTTAGTATTGCAAGGGTTTAAGTTAAGAGTAAAAGTTCCGGCAATTGAAGATTTAACCCAAAAAGATGCCGTGACATGGGTGTTGCCTCCCCACACAGCGTTGTGAATATTTTGAAACTCAATAAACTGGCCAAAGCCTAGATATTCGTCAGCAGCCGTACCGGTCCTCGCTGTAGTTGTCTTTAGCTGGTAAGAGTACTGCAACCCAGAATCGGCAGGCGCATCAATCTGCTGTGACCTTTCACATTGATAACTGGTTGCATTGATAAAACCGACGTACCTATCTGGCCCGGCATAGGCGTCTGAACCAGTGTATGAGATACCTCTCTGCGCCACTGTCATAGCGCCATTTTGGATCAAATTCCTGTTACTTAGCGCCCCAGCAGTTGGCATCTGCAAGCCGTCAATACTGACGCCCTCACCTACATTAGGTGGGTCGATATTGTTTACTTTAATTGTACTCATTTAAGTATCTCCAATACGAACGAACAAAAAATGGGTTTCACTTTGGTTAGAATTACCTAATAGCCTACTGGTAGCAGCAAAAGAATCACATTTAAATTTTACCTTTACGTTGGACGTATCTGTTACGTCAACAATAGCAAAAGCGGTCGCACTTCCAGTTCTGTCTTCTCCAGCAGTGTTGCCGTCAATGGCTTGGCAAAGTATATCAAAAGTATTACCACCGTTAGTAGTCGATAGTAGTTGTAGCCCAGAATTATCATTGCCGTCGTGAACAAACGACGCGGTGTAAAGTATAAAGTAAATACCAGTTTGAGGAAATGTCCAAATCCCAGAAGATACGCTCATGCCTGATCCAATGTAGGCAGAGGTGGCGGCATCAACTCTTTCAAAATTAGCAGTGACGTCAGTGTCTGATCCTTGCTTATCAGCAGTAAGACGCCAATTATCTACCTCAGAAAATGGTGCAATGGTTGCAAAACTTAAAGCACCAGAACCATTGGTGTTTAGAAATTGCCCAGCACTGCCATCATTAGGTGGCAAAGTAAGTGTTACATCACCACCAGTTACGGCGTCGGGCACACCCAGTTCAACCGAACCAGACGTTGCCCCGTTTAATTTAATAGGCATTATTCATCCTCAGAATCAGCAGGAACCGGGTCATTACATATAGTAATTTCAGGCAGGGGGTAAGTGTTTGCCCAAACTTGTTGAGCTGGATTGGTGGTGTCGTCAGCCAAAAACATCCATTTATTGCCGTTGCTATCTTCGGCTTCAGCTAGTTGATTTGTGCAATCAATAAATTTATAAGATAGAGTCATGGTAAATTAGTTCTTGTTGTGTTAGTAGGAAGTCCCAGTAATGCTCCTACAAAATCTTTGTGGATACAAAGCCACGAGCGGTATGTAGAGCCCTCAGCGACACTTGCATCAGTAACGCCAATAGCTGGCCTATCGTTACAACCAACGTATAAGAAAAAAGCATGACCACTGTTATCTCCAAAGAAGGTGTAGTTGGTTGGAGCTGATGTTGTAGTACGTGAAACTGTTTTAAAAGAAATCTGGCTACTGTCGAAAGTGGTGAAAGTACCGCTTGGTCCGCCACTACTGCAACCTCCGTGTGATATTAATCTTGCATAAATCAGAGCAATAACATGTGAAACAGCAAGAGCGTCACCGCTTAAACGCCCATGTTCATTTATCCTTAGCTTTTGCAGCCCATTAACGTAAATGTTAAGACTATTATCATTGTGTTCATATTGAATACGACCTGCATTTATGTCTTCTGGGTCGCCAAATTGAATCCCACTTGTACCAGTAGAACTGTTTGACTCAAGATTTAATTTTGTGACTGTACCTCCTTTAATGTGAAACGTTTCTATAGGAGCTGAACCTACGCCTACTCTTCCCGCGCTATCGACCGTTACCCGTTCCGTCCCACCAGTAAGAATCTTGACTTCATCTGTTCCAAATTGCAGACCTGTGTCGGCGTCTGCTCCCGTAATACCTGGATTAGCGGCGGTATTAGTTCCGTCAATACGAATAGGCATTATTCACCCTCAGGTAATGCACTAGCTGCTACTTGTGCTTGATAAGCAGAGACAACTTCTTCTGTCCATAGTGCAGCTGCAATAGCTTGTACTTCAGCTGGTTGATCGCTTACGTCTTGTCCAGGGACAACAACGTTGCGGTGATAGGTACGACCTACTTCAACACCGTCTTTTTAATTACGTCAGCACGACGCACTTGGATAACTTGATTTGGAAGGATCTCTTCCTTGTATTCTGTGTGTTCTGTAAATGCCATTTTAAGGACTGCCGACTGGCAGTGATAGGTTTATATGGGGGGGGGGTTTCTAGTCAGTTACGTAAGTCATAAGAAACCGCATTTGAGAATTGGCAGTGGAAGTTAAATGTTGGTAATCAACTTCGGCATAGTTAGTACCATTACCTGGATTCATACCGTAAAATTTAACCCCATCTGCACCCATAAATGCGGTTAAGTAAGTGTTAGACCCGTTATCGATATATCTAAAAAACACTGAAGAAATACCTTGAGTATCACTTTTTTTGAGAAAAGGAATGCCACTAACAGTGATCTGACTGGTGTTAGTTATATTTGAAAATGAATGTAGCAGCGTTGACAAATGAACAATGTTCCCAATTTTTATATAATAATTATTGCTAGCAGAAAATGTACCTGCATTTATGACTGGAGTCCAAGTACCTTCTTCATAATCATCCAGCAACTCATTTGTCATTCCAGCAGCGTTAGCGTCAGCACTGAAGTCAATGCCGTGCCCAGCTGCCATAACGATGTTACCGTCAGAAACAGTTAACCCATTTCCAATAGTTAGACCACCAGTGGCTGTAATATCTTGAGCACTTAGATCATTAGTACCTAGTGCTAAGTCACCAGTTAACGTACCACCAGTGAGCTGCAGATAATTGGTGTTAGTAGGCCAGACATAAGTCTTCCAAACACCATCTGCTGTGTTATAAATATATTGAACGCCAGTCGTAGGATTAGTATACGTTGCACCATTTGCAGGACTGGCGGGAAATGTAATAGCCATAGTTAAACAATCACCCAAGTAGATCCGGCACTAACAGTTACTGTTGCTCCGGTGTTAATAGTAATAGGACCAGCACTTAATGCATTTCTACCAGTAGCAATAGTGTAGCTAGTAGTTACTGCCTGATCATTTTCGTGGAAGATTTCATCACTACCTCCACCTTCTGCAGTTTTTGGATTCTGCTGTGGGACAAGTGGGATCCAATTGGCTACACCACCACCTTGATCATAATAAATATAAGGAATGGCTTCATCATCATCCCAATAAACATCACCACCTTGTGGAGCAGGAGATGTAGGGGGTGCAGACAGTACATCGAAACCACCGCCACCAATAGCTCCCCACGCAGTACCGTTATAACCTTCAAACTGTGTAAGGGTACTGTTAAAACGAATTAAACCGGCAGAAGCGGATGCATCACGTTGAGCAGTAGTACCAGTAGGAAGTTCGGCAGAACCAGTTGCTGCTGTACGTGGAACCTTTTCTGTATCTAACTCTTGGATTGCAGTTTGTACATTTGTTCCTGCTATGTTTCCTGCTGCTGTAAATGAAATGTTTGCTGCATCACCAGGCACATAGGCAATTACCCATGCAGATCCTGTGTACAGCTTCATCACCTCGGTAGTGGTGTTGAAGTACAGGTCACCTGCAGTCAACGCATCTCCATCATTATCAACAGTGGGATCAGAAGCCTTAGCTCCTAGATAGGTATCGTCAAAGTTATCGAATGCTGCAAGTGCAGAAGCTGCCGAAGTAGCAGCTGACGTTGCACTGTTTGACGAATTAGTGGCGCTAGTGGCTGCGTTTGCTTCAGATGTGGCGGCTTGACTAGCACTTGTGGCGCTAGCTGATGCACTATTAGACGAGTTAGTGGCTTGTGTACTAGAGGTACTTGCGCTGTTAGCTGAGTTAGTCGCTTGTGTAGCGGCAGTACTCGCAGAACCTGCTGACGCTGTTGCGCTAGTTGCTGAAGCTGTAGCACTGTTAGCCGAAGCTGTAGCTGAGTTAGCGCTTGCAGTAGCGCTATTTGCTGAGTTAGTAGCTTGTGTTGTGGATGTAGCAGCGCTTGATGCTGCGTTTGTCTCGGAGGTAGCCGCTGCTGTCTCAGAAGCCGCCGCTGCCGCTTGAGATGCTGCCGCTGCATCTACCTGTGCTTGGTGGGTAGTGATTAGACCATCTACATACCCCCGAGTACTAGCGTCAGTAGCAGCTGTAGGCGCTCCTAGACTTACAATTTTTTGGTTGCCCATATTGAGCTGACCAGACATCGTTGCACCCAATGAATTCATTGAGTTGTTTTCAGTCTCCTGTGCAACGTATGTAATCTGATCAAAGTTTGCATTCAGATCTTCTGCTTTAATAGCTGATCCAGCAAAGAATGTTGCTGCCCTAGTGTCATTAGCAGTATCTCGGAAGATAATGATGTTGACACCAGAAGCTGGTGCAGTATTAAAGGCAACTGTCGTTGCGTTTGCTAACGTAAATGCTGTTGTTACAGTACCATCAAGGGAGGCTTTGATGTCTGCCTGGCTAATATATTCAAATGTAAAAGCATAGTTCGTTGTAGAACCATTACCTGTATATGTAGTTTGTGTAGTTGCCATTTATCCTTTTAGATAGAAAACTTTGATTCCATGTAGTTCATAAACTCTTTTGCTCCCTTATGGTCCCCACGTTGTAGATACAATTCAACAGTGTCTTGTACCATCTGTTTACGTTGTACTTCAGTTGCATACGGTGAAGCCGCTGCAGCACTATCCATAGCTAACCCTAATTCCAAATCTAGTTCTTTATGAACGCCATTAAAGGTTGTTAAATCTGGACTTAAGCCATCATCTACAGCTTTTTTATAGTCGCTTCTAAATTTCTTAGCATCTACCCGCGCCATTACACGTCGTATAGCAGCCTGGAATAGCTTGTCTTTACCCATTCGGTTAGTAATATCTGACCTTTGTTCGGGTGTATACTCAACACCGGCACCATTTGTTTGTAGTGTAGGTACTGCGTCATACTCAATGTCAATTAAGAATTGCTTTTCGGGACTAATTTTTCCGTTAATTTTCCAAGGCAGGTAGGTGTTTACAAGTCTTGCAAGGAAGTTATCTGGTACTCCAACTTCACCGCCATCAATCCAGTCATACTTGTCTGGCAAGGTATCTTTTAAGAATGGAAGTCGGTTTGTAATTAGTTGATCAAGCTGCATCTCAACTTCTTTCTTGCCAGGTTCCATTAATCTAGAGATTTCAGCAAGCTGACTAGAACCAGTAATTGTTCCTGCGCTTAGAAAGCTAGCTGCATGTTTAGCCATTGCACTTGAGTCACCACTTAAGGTGTCAAACAATCCTTCTAAACCTGCTAGGTGTGATTTCTTAGTTACTGAAGCACCTAAAATAAATGACATCTTATTCAGCATAGCGCTCATATCATTAGGTTCTAGGCTGTCGAAGTTGTCCATGATGTTCACAGTCAACGCAAGCCAATTTGATATAGCGCCTAAGTTGTCGTAGCTGACCCAATAACCACCTGGAAGTTTGATTGACCTTGGCTTCCAGTCGTAATCTGTACGACCTTTTTGCTTTTGCCTGTTATGTAGTCCGTCACCAGTAATCCTGTCAGTCATAAATAGACCGACAGTACTTGTAACTGCAATGCTTCCCATTGCTCTTCGGCCAATAACGTCAGCTCTAAGTTCGTCGTACTTATTCTTAGCTGAAAATTCATCAACGGTGATGCCTCTACGAGTAAATATCTCTTTTAACTTTTCAGTTGGTGTGTCTTCAAACTTTCTGCCGAACTCACCGAAGTCTTTGTAAAAAGCTTGTACTGGATTAACAGGAGTGTAACTAGCACTTAGTACCAATTCATTGATTGGTGTTTTAGTGAACAACATAAATGGTTTAACCATTGGCATATGGCTAATTAAACCTGACAATGAAGTATTACCTTTGCTGTCCAGGTTCATAGCAATTTCACCAGCTGCATGTCGTACTGCTTTGTCAGTGATTAACCCTGTTTCATCAAACATACCGTCATACACTTCCTTATAAAGCGCTTCTGCTTTTTCAGCGTCAAAAGCTTTAGTGCCACCTTCAGTTACTCTGTCAAATGCTCTTCCCTTTGCTTCTGCTACAGCAATCATGGCTTGTGTAAAACCATCTTCTGCTTGCATTGCTCTGGTTCCAAAACGTGTCCAAGGATGATTAGCTAAAGCTGCCTGATCATTGATTATTTGAGCCATTACTTGTGGGCCAAATTCACCACGTTCTGCCGCAGCATCTGCATACATGTTTACAAGTTCTAGTGCCTGTTCATTTCTAAAGCCCATGTCATCACGAACTTCAGTCACATAAGGATCTAAAGCAGACCTTTTGAATACTTGCTTGCTGTATTGATGTGAGCTTTGTAAGGTTTCAATCATCGATGTGTATTGATACCAGCCACGTCTCAACAGTGTTGTATCACCTGTTGTCGCCGTTTGGTGTAATGCTCCTGCAAATGCTCTAATTGGCCTTTCAGACAATAAATAAGCATTAGAAATTCCTGCTTTGGTAGGAGTAGCAAATGCTCCTAGAGTTGAATTATACAAGTTAGACCAGAAACCTTTCAACACCAATGATGGGATTTCAGGTTCTAAATCAATGAATGCTTTATTTAAAACACCAGTTGAGTTCTGCAACCACCTATTTAGATGGTGCATTGTCTTGACGTTGCCGTCAGTCATCTCATAAGCAAACATCAAAGGAGCAAGCATCTCTGGCCTTTCAGCACTAATCTCTCTAATTACTGCCATTGTCTCTGCACTATCTTGCTTGATCATTTCAAGTGCAGCTAACGTTTCATTGTTCTCATTCTTGATGAGATTTTTCATACGTTTTGCTTCTGCCATGTTGAACGCATCAGAACCTTTTTTAGACATACGGTTCCAGAAGTTCAGCATGTTCAGCGCTCTACCTCGGGTATAAGAAGTCATACCCTTCTGAGTCATCAAGAATTCAACCCTATCCAAGATTTGCTCTTGTGCTCTGATGATTGAAGGCGTTCCTTCTGTCAGACGCATACCTTGTGCGGTGTCAGATACTTGTCCTGCTAATGAAGTAGCTGTATAGGCTTGTGCTTTGACAACATCCATATTCATGAAGTCATCCATATACATCTTGATTGCCTTCATTGCCCCTACATAAGCTTCGCTTTTAAGGACTGGTATATCTGTATCTGGATCAATTCCTGTAAGGTTTTTATTTTCAAGAAACTGTTTGATCTGTCTAACATCCATGTTGTAAAACTCAGATGCCAGATTTTCTCCCTGCTCTACAATTTCAGAATGAGGAATGTAATTACCTGAAGCAGTTTTATATCCATACTGGTCAGCATCACGAAGCTGTGAAGCCAGTCCATTAATAAGGATGTTTTGCTGCTCACTTGTTTCTAGACCATACTTTAGAGCGCTTTCAGAAAATACACTTCCTACCCTCCCATAAACGGAGTCATAGTTTTTGCTAATCCTTACCACGTCTACTGAAGCACCAACTACTCCAAGATTGTCAAGTGAACGAATGCCCTGTTCTTGGTAACCATATAAATCATGAACACCATATACAGGTTGATCAAGGCTCTGAGACTTGTCAAAGTTATAGCCACCTAGTTCATCTAGTTCAATCTGTCTGCCAGCTGCTGAGGCTTCAACAACTTCTGCAGCTGTTGAGCCTTCTTTGACAGCATTCTTCTTTAGGAATTTCATTCCTTTTTCAGACTCACCAACCCAAAGGCTGTCAGTAATACCTTTAATGCCTTTAGCAAGCTTACCCAGTCCTAAAACAAGGTCTGAGCCAATACCCAGATAAACGCCTTCATTGACGTTCTTATTGCGTTTCACATCCGGTGAATCGCTATCTAAAGTTGCAATGTTGTCTGGTATCCATCCAGTCCAATTAGGAAACGATTTCTTTAACGCCCCTGCAGCATTGTCATCAGTCTGATTGAACTCTGTAACGTAGTCCACAAACGCTCCTGTACCGGCTGCAAAGGCTGTTTGTCCTATTTTCCTTACCAATGGATCACTTAGGAATTTGCTTCCCTTGGAAGCTTTTGTAAGAGCAGCTGTACCACTACCGATGATGCTCACGTTAGGCATAACAATAGACGACAGTTCTCGTACTGTTTGAACTACTTGACTTTCATACTCAGGAATCTTTGGTAACCCTTTTCCAGGCATCGCGTCTTCTG